TGCCTGCCGTGCCGTCCGGCCTGCGCTCGCTGGCATGTCAAGTGTCCTTTACACCTGTTTGTGTTACTGTATAACATTGGCCCGCTGGCCTGCCGCAACGCAGCAGGAAATCCTTACGAATTCCTAACAATGCCTTCACGCTACGTTAATATAAGGTGGTATACTCTATGCCTACGGTAGCGCTGAGGCTGCCGTTAGCTCCCTACCATCGCTAGGTGTACCCTACCGCGCATGACGCGATGGGGGAGTGTTACTTCCATTTATCACATCACAACTGAGGACTGAAACATGAACGACAACACCAAAAAGCCGACTGCGTCCGAGCTGGCCGAGGCGGCGCTGGCGAACGTTTACGTCAAGCCCGCAAAGGTCATTGCCAAGGGCTGCGCCGCGCTGGCGAAGGCCGCTGGCACGACTTGGGACGGTTTCAAGGAGGCCGTCATCATTGGGCTGGACGCCGGGCACAATGACGACACGGCGTTCCGTGGCCTGTCGCTGGCCTGCAAGTCGCAGGACGTGCCCAAGGGCACGTGGAACCGGTATAGCCCGATTGCCCGGAAAGTCTACAAGGCCATTCAGGCTGGCGAGATGAGCCGAGACGACCTGTCCGGCCTGTCTGTGGCGGACGCGGAAGCCCGCTTCCCGCGCAAGGCTAACAAGCGTACCGCGAACAAGGCGGAGCCCGTGAAGGCCGCGCCGCAGACGGAGACCGAGGCCATGCCTGCCGGATCGGCAGACATGATCGAAGGGGACAGCGAACGCTCGCGCCTGCTGGCGGAGGTTAACAGCATCCTCGTTTCCATGACGGAGGATGACCTGACGGCCGTGTTGGACATGCTGAGGGAATTCACCGCGCCGCAGCAGCTGGCGGCGTGACCAAGCCGAGAAAGCCGGCCTCTTCGGAGGCCGGCTTTTTTATTGCCCACTATCCGGCCGCCTTCATTGGCGGCTTTTCTGTTCATGTTTCGTTCAGGTAGGGTATGAGATAATAGTCACGCTGGTAGGAGTGTGCCCTGAGCTCTGGCAAAATATACTCTTATACTGGAGATATAGGAAATGGCCTACACATACGGCATCCGTCCTTCGTCATTGGACGCCGACCAATTGGAAGCATTGGAAGCCTATGACAAGGCGCGCAATGCGGCCATCATGCACAAGGTGCGAAAGGCGGAGAAATGGAAGCTGTCGCAAGCCTCCACGGCAAGGCGACTGCTACTCAACGGAACCTGCGTGGTATTCAAGGAACCATCGCGCGGAGCGCAGCAGGTACTCAATCACTTGGCAGCACATGCCAAGCCCATCAAGCGGAAAGTTTACAAGGAAACCCGGAAATGAAGCGTGCATATTTCCAGACCGAAAGCATCGCCCATGCCTTCTGCAAGGCGTGCGAGTCAGTAGGCCGCAGGGCGATGGTCGGCAGCTACACCAGTGGCGGCTGGTGCGTCCTCTGGCTGGCAGTATAACAGTTATACTTGCCATGCCGTGCCCATCCTGCAATCACCCGCTTTCCGCATATGATGCGATGGCCCGCCAATGCTGGCAATGTGCCTCCATCATCTACGGAAACATCCCCATACCGGAGGGAAAGGAACATGAAGGCAAAGCTCCAAACTCGGAACCTGAATCTCCGTAGGCGGTGGGCAAACTGGCGTAGGCCCTACCGCTGCCATCCGATGCAATACCGCTACCTGTTCACGGCAACGGAGGGAGAAACCAACATCCTGAAAGTGCTGGAACATCCCTACTTCTAGGAAAGGCTGCAATGGAAGTCCACATTCAATTGAAGATCAAAGGCATCCTTGCGCAGGACTACAATGATGCCCGCAGGCAGGCGCAGGAAAAGCTCCAGACAATGCCAATGCTGGCAGCGACGGAGTTTTCCCGCATCGTGGTGTTGAAGAACACCGACCAAACCTTCACGGCAGAAATCTCATGAACAAAGATCAAGTATTGGCGGCGATGGACGACGCGGCGGCAGCCGGTCCAAGCATCCACTGCACCAACCAACGCACGGGTGAGATACATTCGCACGAACTGCGCGAAGCCCGCGCCGCCGTCGCCGAGGTCTACGCGCAGCGGGATGCGTTGGTCGATGCGGCGAAGCAAATGCGCCGTGTCTTGACATGGCATGTCGAATATCGCGGCGGCCCGAACCGCATCGATGCCGCCGCACTGAAAGCCATCGACGCCGCCCTCACCCGCGTGCAGGAGGGTGTGGTATGATTGAAATGACTACACTCATTCCCGCCTTCATCCTAGCCATGCTAGGCAACCCAAACCCTGCCGAAGTGCAGACTACCATCGAACCCGCTCACAATGTCATCTGCTGGTCGTCGATGGAAAGAACCGTGTGTTTCGGATACAATGACGAGGGAACACACCTGAGCATTCCGCTCAACAATCAACAGTGAGAGCCTAGCCCGTAACGGCTTAAGGACAGGCCGTTACAAGCTGCGCTTTTGCAGCAACAGGAGAAAATCGTCATGTCGAAGAAGGCTGGCGGCAGCAGCCGCAAGATCGGGCAGAACAAGAAGAAGCCGACCAATGTCGCCTACAAGGCGCAGGGCCGGAAGGACAGGAACAAGCGCTTGCGTGCCGCGCGGCACGAGAAGCGCATGAGTGACCAGCACATCCGCGTGCTGAATCGCCTGCGGGCCGGCAAGCCGTGCAGCATGGCGAAGCTGGAGAACTATTCCCTCGCTGTCTGATTTCCAGTAATGCAGCTTCAAGCCGCTTGGAAACAGGCGGCTTTTGGGTGCATTCCGCGCCAACCCTGACGGGTATAACAGTTATACATGGAGAAACGTCATGTCCTTGCAAGGTCGGCTCACCAGCGACTACTCTCCCCTTCGCCCGCATTTCGTGGACAAGCGTGGTCATGATCCGCGCCCCGCGAAGGAGCGCCGTGATTACGAGGCAGCGGTGAATGCACGAAGGGAAATGCTGGAGCTGTTCGCTACGATGGAACAGCCGAAGCATACCAACAAGCAATACAGGATGCTGAAGAACCTCGCCACTGACGGTAATCAAGTGGCAATCCTCAAGAAGGACTTGTAACCCATGTAAGCTCGTATCACTCTTCATATAACGTTATACAAAAGTGTACTTACTAGGAGAAGGATAATGCTTAAGAGAACCGCAGTCCCGTTCTACGGGAAGAAGAACCAACGTCTGGAAGAAGCCGCCCGTCAAGCCGCGAAGGATGGCGACCTCAAGACAGCGGATGCGCTGTTCAAGGCATCTGCCGACAACATCAAGACCAAGAAGGCTAAGGCCAAAGGTTGATGCCTATCTTCCTGACCGTAGTCGGCCTGTACCTGCTGATTGGGTGCTTCATTTTGATAGCCGGCTTTTTCCGTTCCAGAAAGAGGAAAGGTCATGAGTCATAAACACAAGGTGTTCGTGTATGGCACATTGCGTTATCTGGCTAATCCAGCTACCCATTTCTTGTATGGGTTCAATATGTTCGATACAGGCAAGTTTCCTTTCATCAAACCGGGGCATGGTATTGTATACGGTAATGTGATTGAAGTATCGGATAACGATCTTAAGGAGCTGGACCTTTATGAAAGTGTTGCTTCGGGATTGTACACCCGAGAAACTGTACGTGCTCAGGAAGTAGCCAGTGGAAACGAGGTAGAATGCTTCGTGTACGTTGCCGGGCCGTGTCTCTTGCCCAAACGTATTATTCCATCCGGTGACTGGGCGGATGTAGTATAACCTTATACCACCACTAGTCCTTGAAGGAGGACACAATGTTTGTCAGTGCCAAAGAATTTCAGCGCTATATCAACAGCGACGACGACAACGCCAGCTACTACAGGATAATGGCTATTGCTCTCTCCACTCCGAACTACCTGACGTACGGTGGGTGCTCCCTCAAGTACCACAGGAGGAACCACAAGGTCAGTCTCAATGCAGCACGTAAGGCATTGGCACGGATTAAGAACAGTGTGGTGACGCGCGAGCCCACAATCAGAATCCCGCAAGGTGGAAGCTATTCCGTCGTCAAGTGGTTACGTCCTTGGGATGCTGTGCCCCACCTGAAAAGGTTTGAAGTTCCTGAGGGTGACTACGGTATCGGAGTGGAGGTGGAGTACGGTTTCCAAACGCTGGATTCAGCGCGCCTTATCGCTCGCACGATCAAAAACTGGAAGTACGTTGCATTGGATTTTGAAGGCGGAATGAACGGCATCGAAACGACCTTCGCTCCTGTCCTGTATTCCAAGCTGAATAAGAACAGCCAGTGCTTCCGCTACCTCAAGCTGTTGCAACAGAACCATAACTTGCTGTACAACCACGATACCAGACAGATGGTCGGTACTCATGTTAATGTGAGCACTCACGACAACGCCTTCTACGGCATTAGTCAAATGAACGGCATCCTCAGGGATCAACTTACCTTTGACGAGAAGTTCAAGTATTTCGGACGCGAACCGTATTCCTACCTGCACGGGCAGGGTAGATTCATCGAATTCAAGCTGTTTAATTCTGTGGCCGAGCCCGATCGCCTGCGCCAATATATTGACGAAGCAGTAGAGCTGACCAAACTTCTGGAGTGCGCGAATAGCGGACCTATGTTTTCTGTAGACAACGTTCGTGCCGCACTGGAGCGCGGCTACAACAAGTCTCTGCGGAACAACTCGCTATAATCCACAACTATAACCTTATAAAAGGAGCAACACATGAACACCAGCAACAACCCCCGCAAGCCTCAGTTCCGCAAGCCCCTGCCTATTCGATTCGACAAGCTGGAAGTGGGCTCGCATTTCCGCATCTTCGCGGAGCCCACTCGGGACATTGCCAAATCCACGGACACCACTGTATATCAGAAGATGGCAGAGTCGTGGAGCGAAGATACTTCCAGCGAAGGTAAGCCGGGCGAGCGGCGTGCCATCATCTTGTACCCGGAAGATCGGGTCATTCCTCTCACCCGTCCGTCGAGGAAGAAGTAATGTGCATTGCGATCTTCAAGCCAGCCAACAAGGTTATTCCGGAAGAGTATCTTCGGAGTAGTTGGACTGCTAATCCGGATGGGGCGGGATTCTGTTACGTCAAGGACGGCAAAATCGTGGTAGACAAGGATCACATGACTGTCAAGGACTTCCTGTCTGCCTATGACAAGGCGTACAAGAGGAACAAGAACAGTCCGTTCCTGATTCATTTCCGTATCCGCTCAATGGGGGACAAGGGCAAGGGGCATACGCACCCTTACCTGTTCGATCACGGCGCGTTGATTCACAATGGTACGATTCACGGGTCCGGAGCAGTGTACGGATCAGGTCCGTCTGATACGGAATTGTTCGCACTCAAGCTCGGCAAGTGGATGGTGTATGAGTACGTGGAAAAGTATAAGAAGGAAATTGAAGATGCCCTAGACTGGAACAAAGTCGTGCTACTGTATCCAGACAAGCGTCACATCATCTTGAATGAATCGAAAGGTACATGGGATGATGGAGTGTGGTATTCCACAAGTGCTTACAAGTCCGGAAGGGGGGTGTCATGTCCAACGTGATCCTGAGACGGCGTAAACTAGGGAAAGGCAGCACCAAGGGGATCATGCAATTCAGCACCAAGGGAATCACGATCATTCGTAACTGGAAGGATAGGTTCCCGGAGGGTACGAACTTGGTGTTCCGATGGGGCTGCACGTCCAACGTTCCGCAAGGAAGTGTTGTAATTAACACTTCCGCCAGCATCCACTGGTGCAGCGACAAGCGTCAGGGTAGGCTGGACATGCAGGCAGCCGGTGTGCCTGTGCCAAAGACGTGGAGTGATTACAATGATGTACTTGACGTAGATAGTTATATCGGTAATGTAGTAGTCCGACCGGCACGACATGCACAAGGGCGCAATTTGTTTGTATTCGACATGGAAAACTTGGCAGGAACGGACGCCATGCTTGCTAAGTGTGAACAGCTTGGGTATGGTGAGTATTATATCAGCCAGCTGGTAAACAAAGTGTCCGAGTACCGTGTGTTTGTGTGCCAGAACCGTGTGGTCTGGGTTGCCAAGAAAACTCCGGGCAATCCCGATCAGGTGGCATGGAACGTGGCACAAGGTGGGCGCTTCGATAACGTGCGGTGGAGTGACTGGCCACTGTCTGTTGTCAAGGCAGCACTTGCTGCTGCGAAAGTGGCAGCTCCTATTGGACTTGACTTCTGTGGTGTAGATGTTATGATGGATGCAGAGGGAAAGCCATACGTTCTGGAAGTAAATAGCGCGCCGTCGCAGACAAGTCCGTATAGGCAAAGTTGTGTCGCAAAGGCATTCGACTACATCATCGAGAATGGCAAGCAACACTTCGACGATGTTCCGGATAGTCCTCGTCGGACGTATAAGAGTTATATCCATCCAGCAATCAGGGCTTAAACATGAACACATACTTCTGTGTGTTTCGTCTGCTCGACTCAGGGAGGTCGTTGACCTGTACATACTCTGCTGAGAATGGCACAGCTGCTCTCACCAAGATGATGGACCTTGCAAACGTCAAGAGCACAACGGAACTGGAAGAAGCCCAAATCCTTCAGGTCATTGAGAAGATTGTAAATGGTAACAAGACCATCATTTACAAACCATTCTTTGAAAAGATCAAAGGGGAGAAGGCCAAGGTATGCCTGCTTCATGGCGAGACTCTGGCCCTACCGAAACCCAAGCAAGAACCAGAGCCGGAACCTCCGGCTGTCTACACAGCCCCGTATACAGTAGAGGTACTGTGACATGAACATCGTAGACGATGTGGGAATGAATTATTTCTTGGACCGATTCAATGGCTGCATCTTTCTCGGAGAGAATGGAAATCCCCATATCCTCGAACATATTAGAGGTCAGCGAATCGCGCAAGATGCCAACATCAGGTGCCTTGAAGTCATCGGAGAAGGATTCAAAGCCTCCGTTCAGAGAACGGAAGTCAGCAGGGAATTCTTTTCGAGCTTGAGCTTCCTCAAGCTACCCCCTATCGGATATCGAATGTCCGAAGACGGGCGATACTTGTGCTACTTCCAGCGCAAGAACACTAGCTACACCCGTGGAATCACGACGGGTAATTGTGTTCGTAGCTATGCGGACCACACTAAATACATGTTCGATATGGGAAAGCTTAACAGGATCAAGGCGGAGGAAAAGCAGGTGCTTGCCTCCATCCTTGCCAAGCCTAGGTTCCACACCCTAACCGAAGGTGTGGAGCATTTGAACAACGGCGACCTGTTGTGCTTCGTCAACAGTCCAGACATTGCTGTAGTACCGGAGAACGAAGAGTTGTATAACGTTATGTTCAAGCAAGTTCATGTGGGCAATATCAACCCTGACGGTGAGTTGTCCATGCTTCCTTCCTTCAGCGACGTAGAACTGGAGTTTGTCGTATGACCAGCATCGCAAGCTTGTATGGTATGAGTGAAATTGCGGACTCGCCAGAGAACGGCAGAACCATCGACTGGATTCTGCCCAAGCAGAACATCGGAATCGAAATCGAGGTCGAGCACTGCTCAGGAAAGACACAATTCTCTGATCGTATGTTCTATTGGGACCAGAAAGGAGACGGAAGTCTGCGCAACGGAAGGGAATACGTTCTTCGGCACCCGCTCAATGGTAACCAGCTGTCCGCTGCTATCTCGGAGTTCTTCGACCTGAACAGGACCGTGCGCTCCACCACCAGCGGCACGCATATTCATTTGGATATGCGGGAAAAGACCACCGATCTGGGCGTGGTGCAGGCGATGGCGGCCATCATGTGCTGCATCGAACCTGCTGTGTTTGGCATGTTTGCCGAAGGCAGGGAATGGTCTGGGTACACTAATCCTCTCAACTCTCTTCCAGATCATGCCATTGGTGCCGCCTTGAATGACGATCCAGACGCAGAGAACATGTTTAGGAACGTGTTCAATTCTAGCACTAGAGAGTACAAGTATTACGGCCTTAATTTCCTGCCTCTAGGCAGGTTCGGCAGCGTGGAGTTCCGATACTTTCCTACTGCCACCAACCTAGATGAGTTGGTGGAGTGGATTCAGTTCTGTCAGGCGGTGAAGTCAGCCGGCGTTAACATCGGCAGCCTTGCTGCATTCAAGCAGTATGTGCAAGGCCCGGCCCAGTGGCAAGAATTTTTGAACAGGTTCTTCCCGATGTGGTATGATCGAATGGAACCATTTCTGCCTTACAACGACGTACATCGCAGGTATAAGACAGCCAAAGCGCAAAGCCGTACTTCCATTCCGTCTAAGATCAATAAGAAGTTGGTGCTTGAAACTAGTACCAACTTGAACAAGACCAAGAAATTCAAGAAGTTCTTCGCTGTCAAGGTCAAGAACAAGGAAGGTAAGTACAAGCTGGCGTATAGCAAGGAAGATGTGAGGGCTATACGTCCAATGACTATTTACACATACGGAGTTGATTCTATTGATACAGTGGGTGAAAATGATTTATTCTTGGATTCGGGTGCCTTGCACCAGTCCCTCGGAAATGGAAATTTCAGAGCATTGTTTTATTACACTAGGTATGCCTTTGAACCAAACCGTGTCCTGCCAAGGGATCAGGTAGATCAATTTGAAGCATCCATCGCACAATGGGAAAGCAATGCTGCTTTGCTCGAACCAGTGCTTTCGCCAGAGGTGCGACAGTATATGTTGCAGAGAATGCAACAGTACCTTCGCTACATTAAAGACCACTATAGCCGATACGATGGCGTCCTAGCCTCGACCCAACCTGAACAAGTCTCATCTGAGCCTGATCCAGAAGATTTTGATGATGAGGAGAATGAATAATGTGCGGCATTCATGGATTCATTAACGGAGAGAAGAAGGTAGAACTCAACTCGGATGACTTCGTGAAGCAAGGCTTCATTGTCAACATGGTTAGAGGCGTGGACTCTTCAGGCATTGGCCTTGTGGATGCCAATGGGTACAACAACTACCATAAACTCCCAGTGCCGGGGATGTACTTCCCTACCGATAAAATGGCTAGCAGTCTCATCTCCGCCGTTCGTAATAAATCCACTGCGGCTATGTGCCACGTCCGGGCAGCCACGGTAGGGGGCGTGTCATACCAGAATGCTCACCCATTCGTGCTGGAGGATGAGAACGGAAAGACCATTGTCGGGATGCACAATGGTACTCTGACGGGCTGGGCAGGGAAGGAACATGCCAAGGATTTCAAGGTGGATTCCGAATGGGCGATGTATCACATCCTTCTGAATGGAACCAAGGCGTTTGAAGATTTCACTGGAGCGTTTGCTATGGTGTGGTGGATTGACGAGACTCCGGGTGTGATCTATATGGCCCGTAATAAGGAACGTCCTATCCATGTAGCATGGACCGAGGATGGAAACATGGTGTATGCCAGCGAAGCCGGCATGTTGCATTGGCTGTGTGAGCGCAACAATATCAAGCTGGTGGGTAGCATCAAGTCCTTGGAAGAAGGCAAGCTGTACGAGTTTGATATTAGCGATCCTACCAAGTTCACCAAATCTGACTTGCCGGTTGCCAAGGTAACTAGCTACCCCGCCTATCGTTCGGGCTATTACAATGATTGGTATGGCGGCAGCCGCAGCAGTCGCTATTATCCTACTGTTATGGAAAAGCTGAATATCGTATTTGATAAGATCAAGAAGGAGATGGAAGCTTCTGGGGTTCAGGTTGAAGTTAACAAAGATCAGGATAATGGACGGACTAGCAACGACAGTCAGGTTACTAGGGAAGAGATGGAAGATGCGCTGTCCATGTCCATTCTTGGTGCTGTTGGTAGTTTTCGCCCGTATGGTTGTGATGATCGTACAGGCCAGCTGTATGGGGCATTCGAGTGTGAAGAGTACACAGGAGAGCTGAACGCTGTGATGCGTAATGCTGAGGACGTGGACTGGAGCAACGTATCGGATTTCACTGTGTCCATCCAAGGTATCAAGGACAATGGAAATGAATTCCTAGCAATTGTGTCACGTCCTATCAAGACGGCAGTAGAAGTATAACATTATATCTTAGGGGAAACATGTGATGAATGAAGAATCCGAAATCGGAGCTGTGCATGAGCTGCCGAAGAAGTGGCGCAAGCGCGCAGAGGACTTCCACACCAAGAGTGCAGACGAGACGCAGACGCTTTATAACCGGAGCTGGGCGCAGGGCATGGCGGAGGCGAACGACACCCTGCAGTTCCGCAGCGCGCGCGAGCATGACGACGAGCGACACATCTGCCCGCAGCCGTGACGCGAAGCGGCATCGGCTGCAACGCGTGGTTAGACCGCAACCCAACTATGGAGAAAGTCATGTTCATGAAGCGAGACAGCGGCGGCAACCTGATTATCGCGGCGCACCATCCGAAGTGGTCGCTTACCTGGTCGTGGGTTCTTTCGTGGAGCATCCACAGGGGCGGCAAGTTCTTTTTCACCAGCCGCACCTACAAGTACCGGCCCGGACTGTATGGCCAAATCAGGATTGGCCGGTTGCACTTCGAACGCCAGCCGACTAGGAGATGAGCGATGAGTGCGCTGCATGAGTTGCCGGGGAAGTGGCGGACAGACGCATCTAGGCTTTCGACCTACGATGGAGTGGCAATCGGAAAGCGCGCGTGCGCCGACGAACTCGAAGCCGCCCTCAAGCAGGCGGGCGAGCCGGTGGCGTGGCGTGTGGCGAATCATCCAAATGGCCCATTCGCACTGCGTAAGACAGAGCCAGCCGGATGGGCCGTGATCGAACCGCTCCACACGGCCCCTCCCGCAGACACGGCGGCGCGGCTGGACGACAAGACAGCCGACCGCCTGCGGCGCAAGTACGCCAAAGCCCGCAAGGCGCTGGGGGCGGGGTGATGGAGAAAATGTTGCGCCTGTCACCGAGAGACCAGCTGGTACTAACGTATTCACACCTAGTCGAAGGAGAAACCATCAATGGAGAAGTATGCCCCCATTGCAACGGTGGACTTAGCGGAGACAGGACGCTTTCTGTCAGCCGCAGAGATGGAGTCCTTTTATGGATATGCTATCGAGCTTCATGCCAGTTTAGAGGAAGCGATGGAAGAGCTGGCGGAACTCCGAAAGACCGCCTTACTGTACCCTCTGCTCGGGCTGCGACCGGACGTTGGATTTGTAGAGAGAGTGCACAATTGCCGGAGAGCATTGTTGAATTGCTGGCACGAAAGTATTGCATTGAAGCAGAAGATACATTCCGTGCGGGTTTCGGATGGAGTGAGAAAGACCAGCGCCTCGTCATGCCAGTCAGGGCATATGATGGGTCAGAACATGGGGTAATGCTGCGATCACTTGACGGTCGCCAGCCCAAAGTTGTAAGCTATACGGACAAAGGAGCAATCGCATGGTATACCAATCGAACTACCGACGGAGTTATTATCGTCGAGGATCAGCTATCAGCTGTCAGAGCCTGCCGCTATTTAACTTCCGTTGCCTTGCTAGGAACTAACCTGAGCTATAAGAACATCAATGAAATCAAGGACTTGGGATTGTCTCCGGTATTTCTAGCCTTAGACAATGATGCAATCACCAAAGCCATCAAGTTTGTCCAGCAATATCGAAGTGTGCTGCCAATACGATTAGTGAGGCTGGACAAGGACATAAAGGATATGACACATGAAGAAGTTAATCGGTTATTTACCGGTATTGGCTACACTTGTAATGCTGATGATGCTAGGCTGCAATAAACCGTCAGCAGATTCCTTCATGTCTAACCAATATAACAGGTATACAGCGGAGCATTGATGGAGAAGCAACTACTAGGCGTAAGCATGAAGTCACGCCAAGACTACAATCTAGTTCGTAACTACATCGACGTGAACGGCAAGCACTACAGCAAGCCGTTCCAAGTATTGATGGGTATGATTGCGGACTACTATTCAAGGGACGGCACGGCCGACTTCGTGCACCCTGAAGTTTTAGGCGCGCAGGTAAAAGAGAGTCTCAGAAATAATAAGCATGTCGAGCTGTTCGACAGCTTGATCGCTGAGTCAGTAGCAGCTGGTCATGAAGCTAACGTTCGCGCTGCTATTCTCGCTGCCAAGCAGCAGGAGGTAGGAGATAAATTGGCGGTGGCCATTACTTCTGGAAGCCAAGATATTGACGAGCTGATGAAAGAGTACGATGCTCTCCGAAAGATGACAGGGTTAGACGATCTTGTAGATAATGGGCTGGAAGTTTTTGCAGAGATTGACCTAGCGTCTCTAATTCAGCATGAGTTTGACCCTTCCGTTCTGATCGAGCTATACCCTAAATCTCTCACCGATAGACTAGATGGTGGAGCAAAGAGAGGTCACCACATCACCATCTTCGGTAGGCCAGAGTCCATGAAATCAGGCTCGGCTATCAATATCTTGTGCGGAGTAGGCAGACAGGGTAAGAAAGGTCTGTACTTCATCAACGAGGATAGACCGCAAGATATAATCCTGAGAAAGGTGAGCAACCTGAGCGGTATGACCAAGCATCAGATCAGGGACAACCCAAGGCTTGCCCAGAAGAGAGCGATGGATAACGGGTTCGGCAATCTGATTGTTGTATCGTGTTCCCCCGGCACCATAAGTCAACTTGAGTCATACATCGAGAAATACGACCCGGATGTTATTGTCGTTGACCAGCTGCGTAACTTGAAGGTCAAAGCAGACAACCGTGTTAACCAGCTAGAATATGCAGCTACAGGTGTTCGTAACCTAGCCAAAGCTGCCAATGTTCTAGCTATCAGTGTGACTCAGGCAGGAGATAGCGCTGACGGTAAAGCTGTGCTTGAAATGGGGGATGTTGACTACAGCAACACAGGTATTCCGGCTCAGGCTGACTTGATGATTGGCGTAGGAGTTACACCAGAACTGGAAGCAGAAGGGCTACGAGTGTTCTCTATGCCTAAGAACAAGATCAGTGGCGATCATGGCAACTTCCCTGTTAGGGTGGTGCCTCAACTAAGTAGGGTGTTAAGCGTATGAACAAGCGATATATCTGTGAAGAGTGCGGTGTGAAGTGTGATGAAGTTCATTTCACCCATAATGATGTGCAGATGTGCGAGGTTTGCTTCTATTCCTATTGGGCTGAAATGAATCAGGAACCTGACTATGAGATGGAAGACTACCTGTATGATGATCCTCGTGCTGACTACGTATACTCTCCACCTAGCCGAGGTTGATGATGAAACTCATGGACATGTACGACCTGCCAGTACTGATGACAGTGGGTTTCTCCGCAGGTTGGAGCGGGTATAGCTGGTTCGGAAAGGATAGGAAAGGAAATGAATGGCAAGCCTACTTGGACGACAAGAGCCTGATTGCCTTCCGTCCCCAATCAGGAGAATTCTGGGGAGCCCCTGTTCGTATGAAGTATGAAGAGTTTGAACAGTTGTTCAAAGAAGGAGAGTAAGATGAAAGAGAAGCTATGGAGCCTGCTGGCAGCCTTCGTATCCAGACCGGCAGTAGCTAACTGGCTTATTAGGAAATCCCAGTGGACTCCTTATTTTCACCTGCATGGATATATGAAACGATGGTGGCTGTTCAATCGTTATAGTGAAGTTGACTCGATGGAAAAAGTTGAGCGCAGGTTCAAGTGGCTGCCGTCCATCCGAGTCCACCACATCCTAAGGGAAGACAGGGCTGCCCATCTTCACGATCATCCTTGGAACGCCCGCACAATCATCCTGAAGGGTAGCTACGTAGAGGAGATGGAGGACGGGCAGGTCTACGTCAGACGACCCGGAGACACCCGCCCCATCCGTTACGGAGAGTATCACCACATCAGGTGGGTTCAGCCCGGAGGGGTGTACACCCTGTTCTTTACATGGGAGTACATGGGAACATGGGGCTTTTTAGTAGACGGCAAGAAAGTTCCTTATAAGAAATACCTTGAAGAACACCCGGAGCGTTCCTGAAAAGGGCAGCCCTTGACAATAAGGGAGAACATCCGTAACATGTTCTCCCCTAAAGGCTAGCCTCCGTGCTGGCCTTTTTCTATCTGGAATCTGAACATGAGATTCAGCTGCGGTAAAACAGACAATCAGAAATTCAAAGATAGACTAGAGAGGATAGCTAGAGAGAAACAGTGGCATAGGGTATTTCTGTTCTGGCCTAAAACTATTGAAGAGAAAGATGGCAGGAAGATTTGCTACTGGCTCCAGCAGGTAGAGAAAAGAATGGTCCATGAAGGTGATTTATTCTATAGTTTACCTGTATATGAATATCGCCCCATTAATAAGTAATTAATATAACGTTATACCATAACACTTCGATTGGAAAAATAAGGCCGAGGAGGCCACTAGAATGCCAACTACAATCACATTGAATGAAAAATCAGCTGCTCTGATCCTTGATGAGAATTGTTCAGCACAGCTGTTCCTCCCTAAGACCTCACTACAGAATGATATTGCTCCGGTAAACGCGGCTGTCATTACAGCACTGGCGCTTGTCATTGACAAGCCGAATCTGCTTGAGCTTGTGATGAACTCTTTCTTCGAAGAGGTTGACAAGTCAAGGGAGAATGAAGATGACAAACCAGAGTGATCCCACATGGCGCTGTGAGCATCCTGACACGGGCGATGTGAAAATGGCAGCCAAGCCTGAGCACCGCACCAAGTTGGAAGATGAAGGCTATGTTTGCGCACTGTTTGTGGAAGAGGACTGGTTCCCTATTCCTCCCAACACTACTGACTAAGGTATCCTATGGATGATGTGACTAAGACTGACAACCTGCTGCCTTGGTTCCTCGTCCATTCAAACCCGGAGGACCTATACACTTCCTTGCCGTACTTGGTGCTTGACTTCGAGACTGACGTAGAAGACAAGGGTTCGGCTCTCACCGAGAGCAACGACATTGTACTTGCCTGTTGGCAGATTGTTAGTCCAGATGGGGGTGTAATCAAGACAGCTGAGAAGTGGGGAGGTATATATCAGCAGCAGGAATTGCTGGATGATATCAAGACTGTAGGCTTTGTCGTGGCACAGAACGCCAAGTTCGAAGCTCAGTGGCTAAAGCGATGCGGACAGGAACTCCGAGACGTTTTGTTCTACGACACCATGCTGGCCGAGTGGGTGCTTCACGGCAACCGCAAGGGTAAGGAATTCTCCCGAGCCCTAGGCAGCATGGCCCGCCGCTACGGTGTACCCGGCAAGAAGGATATCGTTGCCGCCCTTATTGAGATGGGCGTCCCTACTAGGGATATTCACCCCGGCTGGCTGTTGGAATACTGCCATGCTGACGTGGAGGCTACCAAGAATGTATTTCTGAAGCAGCAGTCAGAGCTTAGCAAGATGCAGCAATGGCATCTGGTTCATACACGCAACTTGTGCTGCGCGGTGCTGGCTGACATAGAGTTCGAAGGATTGACCTTAGACCCTGAAAGGGTGAATGAGGAGTACGTCAAGGCGGTGAGAGACCTAGAGGTTCTAGGTGCAGAGCTTGCCAAGATGACCGGTGGCATCAACCTCGGTAGTCCTAAGCAGCTAGCCGTATACCTGTACGACACGCTCGGATTCAAGGAAGCCAAGGACTGGAAGGGTGATGTAATCAAGACTGGCAAGGGAGAAAGGTCCACTAACGCCAAAGTCTTGGAACAACTGGTAGTAGAGACAGAAGAGCAGCGCAAGTTCTTTGACTTGTATAAGCGTTATAATAAAGCTGCCAGCCTCCTTGAAAAGAACCTCGACTATTTCAAAAGGACCTGTGATGAGAAGGGTGGAACCTTCCGAGGATTGTTCAGGCAAGGAGTAGTACAGACTCATAGGCTCGCGTCCAGTGGTATCCCCACTCTGTTCAAGGGGTTGAAGAATCCCAAGAGTGTCCAGCTTCAAAACATTCCCCGTGAATTCAAGAGCCTGTTCTGGTCAGGAGATGATGATTATGAAGTAGCAGAGTTCGACGGTAGCCAGCTGGAGTTTCGGGTAGCGGTAGACATGGGCAAGGACAGGGTTGGCCTGAAGGAGATTGAACAGGGAGTAGATATCCATAGCTTCACAGCCAAGGTGTTGACTGAGAACGGAGAACCTACTACTCGACAGGAAGCCAAGGCCAAGACGTTCCGTCCGTTATACGGAGGCGGGTCAGGAAGCCCGGCCCTACAGGAATACTGCGAATACTTCAAGAACAAGTACAAAGGAATCAGTAATACACAAAGAGGATGGGCGCTGAAGTGTGCCAGTGAAGGGCAGTATACTACACCATATGGTATGGTGTTCTACTTTCCCGGCACCAAGATGAAGAGAAGCGGTTACATCACGAACTCGACCAACATCTATAACTACCCTGTTCAGGGATTCGCTACAGGCGAAATCATTCCGATAGCATTGGTCTACTTCTGGCATCGCACTCGTAATCTACCTGTAAGAATCTTCGCTACGATTCATGACAGCATTGCTGTCAAATTGAAGAAAGGAACCTTCGATGAAGTATTGCTAATTGCAAAGCAAGCGTTCACACATGATGTGTATAATTACCTGCAAAGGGTGTACAACTACAGGTTTAGGGTTCCGCTAGGTCTTGGAGCTAAGGTTTCCAAACACTGGGGGGATACAAAAGAAGAGGTAAAATTCGACGTGTGGCCTGACGGCCGAGAGGAGAAGCGTTAATGGCAGTGGCTAAGAAGAATACAGCAAAGAAAGCAGTGAGCAAGAAGTACGCAATTAATAGCAATATCAGTCCAGAGTTGGGCGAGCCGTTTGACTCTATGGAAGAAGTATTAGAACATCTAGACCACTATTGGTGCTGGGACGAGGGTGAGGTTGTGTTTGTGTATGAGCTAACACCTGTAAATAAGTTCAGGACTGGCAAGAAGTACGAGGAGGTCAAGTGATGCCGCATCCGCATAAGTCTACAACTCACGAAGAGAAGTTCTTCCACCTGCGGGATTATAATGGTTATGATGACCATGCTACTGTGTTCATGCGCAAGGAGGGAGAAAGCTGGTACGGCAGTGCTGCCCTGTGTCACGAGAAGGACAACTTCTGCCGTAAGGTTGGACGTAGTGTAGCCCGAAGGAAGTATTTCCTAGGCAAGAAGTTTGATGTAAGTGAGCCTACTCTAGACGGGGCTTACGAAGTAGTGCATGCTGTAATCAATTCTATGTACGGAGTTAAGTAATGAGTCAATTTGTAACTGGTATTATTCAAGAAATTCGCAGGAAGCCCGTGTCTGGTGGCAAGACTGCTTATGATATTGTGGTAGGTGGTCAGACTTACGGGTACGGACTGTACCCGCCCAAGACTAACGAAGGCGATTACGTTCGGTTTGAAGTAGACGAGAGCCGTGGCTACAAGAACGTGGCTCGCAACAGCCTGAAGGTTAGCAAGAACAAGCCGCCGGCAGAGGCCGTGGCTGAAGCTCAATCTACAGCCCCTAAGAAGAACTCTGAAGGGGCTAGCTTCGATGCCCGTCAGGACAGCATTGTCCGTCAGTCATCTACGCAGTATGCCGTGGCCTACCTCGGCGTGCTGGCTCAGGCTGGTGCTCTGGCTGTTCCTGCGACCAAGGGTAAGCAGCAGGAGTATATGGATACCCTGCTGGCTAAGTACACTCAGCACTTCTACGAAGCTAACTCTGGTCTGAAGTGGAAGGATATTTCTCCTTCCGCGCCTAAGGAAGAGGCGGAGGACGAGGACTCTCCGGAAGAGCAGGCTCCGGACGACGCTCCTTGGGAGTAATTGTTCGACCTGATGTTCTTTATGGGGATGGCGCTAGCCGCCATCCTCATTCTAGCTTTGCTAGCTTATGCAGCGTTACCATATAACTACAAGGAAAAAATCTATGTCAGCAAAAGAACTACTGGCGATGCACGAGCAACTTTGCTCAGAGGCCAGAAGTATCATGGAAGCCAAGAACCATGATTACACTTCAGGATCAGGTGATCCGTACCATAACTTCCGTGGTAGCAAAACTCTAGGAGTAGACCCCATCGTTGGGGTGATGCTGCGAATGCAGGACAAGATGCAGCGCATTAAGACCTTCGCCGAGAAAGGCGAACTGCTTGTCAAGGGAGAGGGTGTAGAAGACGCCTTCCGTGATCTTATCAATTATACGGTGCTGGCGTATGGACTCTCAAGAGAAGAACGAGCAGCTCCCTCAAATGAGCCCGCAGGAACTAAGACTTATTACGATTCTAAGATTGTACCAAACTGGCCACACCCACTTACTGCCTCAGATTATGAGGCTCCTAGCTTCACTCTTAGAGATTGAGGAAGAACTTGATGAGTGAATACCTACCAACGTACTTCCAGCAATACATTGCCATCAGCAAGTATGCAAGGTGGCTACCTGAAGAGAATCGTCGTGAGACGTGGGAAGAAACCGTTGACCGCTACATGAAGAATGTTGTAGAGCCAGCTCTCCTCTTAGATGCAGAGACAGGAGGTAGCCCACAAGAGCTGTATAACGAAATCCGTGAGGCTATCCTGAATCTGGAAGTAATGCCTAGTATGAGAGCATTAATGGTGGCAGGTCCTGCTCTAGACCGTGACCATATGGCTGCTTATAACTGTAGCTTCGTAGCCGTGGACAATCCGCGAGCTTTCGATGAAGCACTATACATCCTGACCTGCGGCACAGGGCTAGGCTTCAGCTGTGAAGCGAAGTACATCAACAAGATGCCAGAAGTGGCAGAGGAGTTCCATGACACAGACTCTACAATTGTGGTTGCTGATACCCGCATTGGTTGGGCTAGTAGCTTCCGCGAGCTTATTGCTATGCTCTACGCAGGTAAGCTTCCTAAAGTGGATGTATCCAAAGTTAGACCTAGAGGAGAACGTCTTCTCGTATTTGGAGGCAGAGCTTCGGGTCCTGAACCTCTCCTTGATCTGTTTAACTATACCATTCGTGTGTTTCGTAATGCGGCTGGTCGTAGGCTAAATGACATAGAAGTACATGGCATCATGTGTAAGATCGGAGAGGTGGTGGTAGCGGGTGGCGTAAGGCGTTCTGCTCTCATCAGTCTGTCTGACCTAAGCTCCGACCGCATGGCTAGAGCCAAGAGCGGTCAGTGGTGGATTGAACATCCGGAGTATGCGCTAGCCAATAATTCCGCCGTGTTCGATGAGAAGCCCACAACCGGGGCTTTCATGCAGGAATGGAGGAACTTATATGAATCCAAATCAGGTGAAAGAGGCATCTACAATCGGCAAGGAATTAGAGCTAAGACTGAATCAATTGGACGACGCGATCCAAATCTTATTGCTGGAACAAACCCGTGCGGTGAAATCGCTTTACGATCTGCCGGACTATGCAATCTCACGGAAGTTGTCGTCAGACAAGGAGATAATCTCGACGATCTTAAACGCAAAGCTAGAATTGCTACGATACTTGGCACAATCCAATCGACCTTCACAGACTTCCGTTACGTCCGATCCATCTGGAAGCGAAACGCAGAAGAGGAACGACTGCTAGGAGTCAGCCTTACGGGCATCTACGATAACAGCTTGCTTAGCAATACCGATGGCGATCTACTTCGCAACACCTTAGAAGAGCTAAAGGAGTATTGTGGGGAAGTTAACAGAGAGTTCGCAGAGAGGTTGGGTATTAACCCTAGCGTTGCTATTTCCACTGTTGAGCAATTAGCAGCCTAAGAGAGAAATCTCTTTTGAATAACCGGATGAATTGCTGGAAACCTAAGTCGAAAGATAAGGCAATCAGCAGCCAAGCTCCGAAAGGAGAAGGTTCAGAGACTATACCGCAAGGTAGTAGGCTTCAAGTGAAGCCCAAGCGTCCGGCCCCTATATAGGGTGATGATATAGTCCGATCCCTGCGGAAACGCAGGGCAGCTTAGGAAGAAGAATGTACTTATATCAAGCACAGAATAAAATCAACGGCAAGAAGTATTACGGTATAACGGTAAATCTTCCTCGCCGAAAAGCAGTACATAAATATTGTGCTTTGTCTGGAATGAAAAGCAAATTCTACACAGCAATCAGGAAGCACGGCTGGGAGAATTTTGAGTGGACCATTCTGGAAGAAGGAACAGACAGCAATATAGCTCAAAGAGAAATAGAGCTAATAGCAAATGATCCTAATTGCTACAATCTTCATCCGGGCGGAAAGCAAGGCTTTAATGTAATGACAAGTGATAGAGCGGAAGAATGGGTAGCCAAACTCCGCAAAGCTAGAAAGGGTAGAAAACCCTTTGCTGGCAAAAATCACAGTGGTATTACTAAGAAGCTTTGTGGTGAGTACGGCAAACTTAGATGGGATATTTATGGACGATACCCATCCGAAGTTCTAGACTATTGCTTTAAAGAAGCAAACCAAAAGTTTGGAATTAGCAAGACTCACTATTACCGCTTAAAGAAAGCGGCGACGAAATAACGAATCGTCGTGAACTATTGTAAGCCATCAGGAACCGTATCGCAGCTGGTTAACTCGGCTAGCGGTATCCATCCCCGGCACAGCGCCTACTACATCAGAGCAGTCAGACAGGACAACAAGGACCCGCTGACGCAGTTCATGAAGGATGCTGGCATTCCTTGGGAAGATCAGATTGGTAATCCCAACGGCACTGTCTTCTTCTTCCCTGTAGCAGCGCCAGAAGGAGCGGTCACTAGGGATCAGGTGGACCCTATCAGTCATTTGGAACTATGGAAGATTTACAATGAGCACTGGTCTGAGCATCAGGTCAGCATCACAGTCAGCATCAAGGAAGATGAGTGGATGAAGGTAGGAGCATGGGTGTACGACAACTTCGATGAGTTGACAGGAGTAAGCTTCCTGCCTATGGATGGCGGCACATACAAGCAAGCTCCGTACACGGAAGTCACCAAGGAACAGTACGAGGAGATGCTGGCTAAGATGCCTGAGTCCATAGACTGGACACAGTTACAGAAGTACGAGCTAGAGGATGGTACTACCTCGGCACGAGAGTTTGCTTGTACGGCAGGGGCCTGTGAGATACTATGAGTAATGTGGTGCATATTGGATTCCCTCCTCTGACAGATATCCCGGCCTGTCTTAGATTTCTAGCGGACAATTTGGAAGAGAGGAATGATGTGGCTTCTGTCGTGATTGCAGTAGAAACGTACAATGACAACATAGAGAAGTATAACTACGGAGAAGTTAAGACCCGTAGTGAGTTGGTAGGGATTCTGACGAGGGCAGCAATTGATGCAAAGCTTTACTGAGTACACGCAGTTCGTAAAGGGAATGAAAGTCTACCCTGAGAAACATGCCATCGTCTACCCGGCCCTAGGTCTGGTAGGTGAGGCAGGAGAAATCTCAGAAAAGGTGAAGAAGTGGTTACGAGGTGACAGGGAATTGGACAGGGAAGGTTTGCTAGGAGAACTCGGTGATCCATTGTGGTACCTGACTAGCCTAGCAGATGATCTTGGCTACACCCTGCAAGATGTGATTGATTACAACGTAGCAAAGCTGACCTCCCGTAAGGAGCGAGGCGTTTTGAAAGGATCAGGAGACAACCGATGAGTAATGAAACGAACTATGGTCGTGGTACTAAGTTCCGAGTGAGTGCCAAGCAGCGACTTGAGTTGGTCAAGCAGGCATGGGAAAACTTCAAGGATGCTGTGGAGCCGGACATTGACAAGCTTCAGCAGGACATTGAAGATGCCCTGACCGGAAAGCTTGAGCCCAAGAACAAGCCGGTAGAGTAAAATGTGCGTGGTGTCCTTTATAGGGGACCACTATAGGGACAGGCTGTGGCCCCCGGCCCAGCCTCCCTACACTATCCCCAACGATCCTCTACCTGATATCACTAAGCGATTAGTTGAAAGACAGACTGTCACTCGTGAAGAGTTTGAAGCTCTCAAGCGAGAGATTGAGTCCATGAAGAAGCTCCTCGACAAGGCCAAGAAGTACGATCAAGAGGTAGGCAACCCAGACTGTGAGGATGACGGCAAATGGGAACTGCTTCGCAAGATAGCCGAGAAGGTAGGAGTAGAACTGTGACCACTGTCTGTGGAACAGGCCACCGCCCAGACAAACTGGGCGGGTACGGCTACGATGTTCACAAGAACTTGATAGCCGTAGCCGATCAGTGGCTAAGGGAGAATGCTCCCGACAGGGTGATTAGCGGAGGAGCCCTTGGATGGGATCAAGCCTTAGCTCACGCAGCTAGGCGCTTGGGGATTCCATACATCATGGCTTTGCCGTTCAATGGATTCGAAAGCAGGTGGCCTCAGACCTCCGTGCAGTACCTATCTAGTTTATGTGATGGAGCAACCAGAGTAGTGTACGTCTGTGATCCGGGGTACGCTCCTTGGAAGATGCAAAAGCGTAACGAATGGATGGTGCAGAATGCGAGGCAAGTACTTGCGTTGTGGAATGGCACCGATGGCGGCACAGCTAACTGTGTGAGGTACGCTGAGAGTGTAGGTAAGCCAGTGATTAACTTGTGGAACAAGTATAAGCCTTATATGGAATACGATCCTCGTGACTTCTTAAACGTCGAGGAAGACTTTGATGGGATGGACATACCATGATCCTTGAGAAAGGCAACATGTGGAGTGTATGGGGCAAGACAGACTTGTTCCTGTTCACTTCCAATCCTATAGTGAACAAGGATGGTCTAGCTGTCATGGGCAGAGGTATTGCAAGGCAGTTAGCTGACAGACACCCAGAAGTCCGAAGGGAATTTGGGCGCTACCTAACTGACCCAGACCCTACGTTTTATTTCTGTGATAGATTGGGCGTGTTTGATAATCAGTTGGTAGGATTCTTTATGGTCAAGAATCATTGGAGAGAACCTGCTAATCTTGATGTTATCAAGAACAGCACAAGCGAATTGCGGCTAATGGCTGACCACTATGATAGGGTTGATCTGAACTTTCCCGGCATCGGCAATGGCAGACTAAAGAGAGAGGAAGTTCTTCCTATCATTGAACATCTTCCTGATAATGTCCATGTGTGGGAGTTCTCTCATACAGGAGAGAAGGAATTCTGGGAGGGATGATATGAAGTATTGGGTTGACCCTGTTCAGGGATGGCGATATGGGTTCCCGAAAGTATGGGACAGCGGCGCTGACAAGGACATGGCCGAGTGGTTGGAGAAACACAACTACCCTTTGAACGACTACCCTGACATTGTAAGGATGTGGCCCTACGAGGAAGGAGATGATGAATGAATCATACAAATCTAATCCCGATTGTAGATGCAGATGTATAAACGTTGTGGACATTGTAAGGAAACAAAACTTATAACTGAATTCCATAATGATAAGAAAGGATCATTTGGAAAATCTAGTAGGTGTAAACCGTGCGCAAATAAGTGGTCACGTTTTCATCACCATAGAAAAATGAGAGAAGTTCCTGAGTACAAAGAAGCACAGAGAAACAATCATTTCAAAACTCGGTATGGAATTTCTGCTGATGAATACGATTCTAGGTGTAGTCAAGCAGACAAGGATGGATGCGCTATATGCGGCATTAAACAGCCTAACGGAACTAGATGGAAGGACAAGTGGCATTTAGACCATTGCCATTCTACAGGAAAAGTCCGAGGTATGTTGTGTGGCAATTGCAACAGAGGTCTTGGTCAATTTCAAGATAGCGAGGAGATTATGACTAAAGCAATTGATTACCTAAAGAAGCACAGAGAGACTTCTAAGGAGGGTAATGGTCCATGAAGAATACTCATCTTATTCCTATCGTGGACGCTTAGCCGACTTCATCACATACCGAGTGGGCTTTGCTGTCAAGGAAGACGAGCCTGTAGAGAATGCCCTATCTACCGTAAGACATATCATTCACAACATCTGGGATCGATTTCCTGATAGCCCGGAGCCGGGCAAGCTCTTCATCTCTGGAAAGAATAACTTCCGAGACTACCTACCTTGTTCAGATGAGGTATTCCTAGAAAGCCCTAAGTATTACAAGGGCAATCGAGACCCCTCGCTGAGGCCGCACTACTATGATGATATCCGTGAATACATGATCCACGTACACGGAGCCATTCCTGTTGACGGCATGGAAGCCGAAGATGCGGCAGCGATCTACCACTACAGCAAGAAGGATAGATCGACGGTGCTGGTACACCAAGACAAGGACCTGTTGTGCATTCCGGGCTGGCATTGGAATCCTGTTAAGATGGATTCCGTATACTACGTCACGATGCAGGAAGCCAATAAGAATTTCTGGAAGCAAGTGCTGACAGGAGACAGGACGGACAACATTAGAGGCATAGACGGTATTGGGGTAAAGACAGCTGATAAACTGATCGACCCTTGTGATGGCGATTGGATGAAGATGCACGATACAGTGCTAGCTCATTACAGGAAACAATACGGAGATAACGCTGAAGCCAGAATGGATGCTACCTGTAAGCTAGTATGGATACTAAGAAAAGAAGGAGAAACATATGACGGACAACCGATTGTGGCAAAACCCGTGGGATGATCGGTGGTACTTTTGGGATGAATCGTGGCTGGTATGCCACGGACCCTTAAATGAGTATGTAGAAGCTCATGCTGCCATGAGCAAGCAGATTGAGGAACAGCGTGGCAAAGAAAACAACCAAGTCCCCAACTGTTCGTAAGAGGGCTGCCAGAACACCCCCCTACGAACACTACCCTTCGTGGAGCGAGGCAAAGTTTTGGGGATTCTTACGTTCTGCTCTCAGGTCTGCTTATAATAAATACCCTCCTAAATGGGAGGTACTAAGAGCAGCCAAACGTCCTTACAAAGGAAAAGATAAGAGGCAGAAGTGGGAGTTCCAGTGTAATAGCTGTAAGAAGTGGAAAAAGCAAAAGGACGTATCAGTCGATCATATTGTTCCGGCCGGTGCGCTGTCCTCGTATGAGGATATTGTAGGTTTTACCCAACGCCTGTTCGTTGGCACAGACGGTTTACAGGTGCTCTGCAAGGAGTGCCATCATTCTAAAACGCAAGAGGAGCGCAATGGAAAATCTGGATAATGTGACCCATAAGGTTATTGTTACGATTGGTTCTATCAATGATGCTGAAGATGTGGGTGTGCAAGTTAGCTTTGATCCTGAAATGACAGGAGAGGAGTACCAGAAGCTAGGCTACCAGCCAGCTAGTCATCAGTTCTTGGAGCAGTTTATCCTGCCTCTTCTAGAGAACATCTATATGAGGACCACATTTCCAGAGCTGTATGACGAGGACGGTCCTGATATTACGGTGAATTAATGAGGATTCTATTTCTGGACTTGGAGACAGCTCCAAATATAGTACACTCGTGGGGTCTCTGGCAGCAGACAATCGGAATCAATCAGATTGTGAAGTCAGGGTACACCCTATGCTGGAGCGCGAAATGGCTGGGCGAAAAGCAAATAATGTATTCTGGCCTTGACACTGACAGCAACAAGAACATGCTGAAGAAGATTCATAAGCTGCTATCTGAAGCAGATGCTGTGGTGACCTACAACGGAAACCGCTTCGACTTGCCGACATTGAACAAGGAGTTCATTAAGGCAGGACTCAAGCCACCTGCTCCTTACAAGAAGATCGACCTACTTACGGTTGCGCGTAGTCAGTTCAAGTTCACGTCCAATAAGCTAGATTATGTTGCACAGTTTTTAGGACTGGGTGCTAAGGAAAAGCACAAGGGCCACGACCTGTGGATCGGGTGCATGAACGGGGATGAGAAGAGCTGGAAGATCATGCAGAAGTACAACAAGCAGGATGTTAACCTGCTAGAGAAGGTATACGACAGGATGCTGCCGTGGATTCCACGTCATGCCAACTGGTCCGTATTCCAGAACTCTCTGGTCTGTCCGAACTGCGGCGGTCTGCACTTCCAGAAGCGAGGGCTGTACCACAGTCAGGCTGGTACCTACCAGCGTTATCAGTGCAACAAGTGCGGTACGTGGTTTAAGGATAACAAGAACATGGTGAGAGGTACCATGAAAACAATGCAGGTTTCTACATAAGACGAGTATATGAGCAAACACAACCGGCTAGCTAATAGCAGCAATCGTTTCCAGACTAACGCAAAGCGTGTGCTATGCCTGTGCTCGGCGGGGCTTCTTAGAAGCCCCACTATGGCGAACACCTTGAACCGGCACTTCGGGTTCAACACCCGAGCAGCTGGCGTGGCACAGGAATACGCCCTTATTCCTGTTGATGAGGTGCTTATCGATTGGGCTGATGAAATTGTCTGTGCAGAGCAGAGCGTAGCCGACCAGCTACATGACTTCATTGCCAACCATGTAGACAATGCAATAGTAAATGTTCCCAAGATCATCACCCTTAATATCCCTGATGCTTACGACTGGGGCGATCCTAGGCTGGTGAGACAAATCCTCAAGCAATACAAAGAAGCAACCAACACATAAGGAGAAATAATGTATATCGCATTCGAAAAGAACAAGATGTTTGAGCCCGAGAGCCGCGTGATGTTTCTCGGCGAAGATGTGGTAGAGGCTATTGCCAACTATCACATCCTGCAAAGCAATGACCCAAAGTCGGTGTGGGTCTTGGCTCAGATCATTGACGAGAATAACAGTCAAGTGTACAACATCGTAGTCAATGTTCTGAAGAAGCTGGAGGACAGCCGGCCTAAGGAAGAAAAGGAGGTAGCCATTGGTAATTGAAGCAGCCGCACGTTTTGAAAAGGCTAGAGAAGCAGCAGTCTTGGCTCGCTCAGGAGCTGCCAAGATGAGGATGGCTCGTATTGTCGCAGCCAACCCCGGTATGGCAAAGGCATTCGCTGCCTTGGTAAAGGCAGAGTTGGAGTCTCGCCGTGACAAGAGAACATGACGAAGAAGAACTAGAGTACGAGGATGCCTCCTCTTTCGGAGAGGCGTTCCCTTACGCTCTAAGGATGGAGCAGGGGAATGTTGTGGTGTTCAACGCCGATGAATTCGTTGAGACCTTCGGAGCCTTGATCCTGCAAGTCACGGACGATGGCAGTGTCTTCTACCTAACCCGAGACGGGGAATGGAAGTCCTTCCCCGTAGCCGGGGTCAAGTCTAATAAGAAACCTAACCTAAAACCTGTCTAATAAGCAGACAATGTAAAAGCCCTGTAGGATCGCTCCTACGGGGCTTCTTTCTTTTGACTACCTACCCTAGAGGTGATGGCTAGATGCCTGTTAGCGGCCGTCCTGCTCGGCTTTTGATGGAGTGTCAGGCTGGAGAGCACGTATCTTCTCCATCCTTTCGGCACAATCCTCACTATAAGGAACGCCTAGCTTATAAGCTTCCACAATGGACTCCACCCTGCGGTCCTTGGAGTACACTACAACGCAGGGCTGAGTGAGGGAAGGAGGTAGACGGACTAACTTTTCCACTTCCTTCTCCACAATCTGTGGTTCTGTAATTGTACGCTCTACGATGTTCTCTACCTGCTCCTGCCTCTGCTGTCTGTCCCTGTACTCCGTTACCTTGGTACGGATAGTGCCACATCCAGCCAGCAAGGCTAGTATTAGCGCGGCGCAAGCGGTATTGTGATAGTTTTGCATATCTCAAGCTCCATCAATTCAGCGCACTTAGGGTCCGCCTTGGCGTCTGCTATCTCTTGTTTTGCTCTAGCTAACTCCTTGCGCATGTCGGCCTCTCGCAGCTGTGCTGCTCTGGATTCTGCGGCTAGCTGTCTCTGTAGAGCATCTCTCTTCTCGGCAGCTTCTTTGGCTCTGGCTTTCTCAAGTGCTTCGTAGCTGGCGTTAGCCTTACGTAGCGTAGCTAGCTCTGCTGCTGTCTCGGCATCTAGCTGACCGCAGTCCACGTCGGTGTCGAGCTTAAAGCCGAGCCACACTCCGCCGCCGACGGCAGCGGTCAATACTCCAACCTGTATCCACACAATGTACGGAGCTATACCAGCCTTAATTGCATTTAGTTTCATGCTTGTTGCCCCTTCTTTAATCTCCACTCTCCGCTAATGTACTTCCACCAAGGAGGCTGGTGAGGAGAAGTAAGCAGCAGACCTGCCACTCCCCAGAATGTCAGCACTGTGTACCACGACGGGAATGCGTTACTATAGCCGATCAGAGGGGCAACGGCCAAGGCTGTCGAGCCGGCACCCGCCAGTGTTAGGGAGATTCTTCTGAAGAACCAGTTCTTGCCTACAGCTGTAATGTCCTTAACTCTTGCCAGCGTGGTGATGGCTATTATAAGCCATGCAGGAAGTGTGGCTGCCCACGTGGCCCATCCGGGCGTGAACTCGGGGCCTACCCAATTTAACGTTAGCAGGACAAGCGCGGCCAGCACTGTTTGTTTTGCAATAACTCTGTTATAACCCTTCATTGCTGTTTTCCTTTGGCTGCTCTTGAGCTGCCTTGTATTCCCCTATCCTAAACCATTTACGGAATATCTCTGGTAGATATTCTAAAAACAATGGAGCCACACGCCTAGCCAAGAAAGCAAACAGAAAAGCCACTGAGCCCTCGATCTTGGTGTTGTACCATGTCCACCCTAACATCTGAGGCAGCACAGCCACACAAGCAATAGCTAGCAGAGTGTTGGTTATTGTAGACAGATACAGCTTTTTCCTTGAGATTGGCTTGGTTGAGGGCTTTGTGTCATCGGCGTATGAGTAGCTTAACCATGCTCCTACAGTAGAAAGAAACACGACAGTTATAGACACATTGAACAGGTGCAACGACACGTTGTTGACCCATGTCCAGATCAACGCTGCCCCTCCTACTGTTACGGTTTTACTCATATCCTTCATCCTTATTCTCCACAGTAGGAGTTACAGTCTTGTTTCATTAAACATAACCTTCATATATTTTCGTTGTGTTATTGGGCAGCTCGGCGATCGGAAAAGTCCTAGTTGGCGAGCTTCCGGATTGCGAACCATGTTGCTGCACCGGAGTTCACATTCAGCGCGCCGCCGCTGGTTTGGGTAAAGAAGAGTTCAACATAGTCTCCGGCCACCAGACGCACCGCAGCCGAATCGACGGACATCACGGTAACGGTGCCGGAAACAGCGTTTTGAATGGACAGCTGGCCGCCTCGTAGTCGCCCTGTTCCGCCAGCCGGCGGGCCTCTTCGATGACCTGTTCCCTGTCCATGTGCACCTCCTTTTCCGTGGAGGCAGGATGCCGAGGACGCCGGAGCGGCGCTATCAGTCGATGGCGCGGAGCGGCCTAGGAAAATTCCTAAGCGTCATCGGTCGAAAAAGTACCCGCTCACGTCGATGTAAGCCCGGTTTGGGCTGCCGGATGGGGCGACGTTGTACTGATAGGTGATTGCCTGAGACGCGTTCGCGGGCAGGATCACGGTGGTTTCCGATGTGGTGCTCCCCGACGGAGTTCCTGTGAGCTGTGCGATAGTTGGCTCCGAATCGTTGCCGACAGAAAGCACGGCTCCGTTCTGCGTCAGATTGATGAGCCTCGCCTGCAAGGCAACCGCGCTCACCGGAACGACTGGCGAGCAGTCGACTGAGGTCTGTACCGTAGCGAAACCGGCGCTCAGAACCCGGAACGGAGCTGAGCCAGTCGGCGCGTTATAAAGCACAATGTTGCCGGTGTGCACGAAGCCGTATATCCCAGCGGAGCCGTTCGTTCTGAAACTCCCAAGGTATCGCTGGTCAGGGAACGAGGTTCGGCTGCGCGCTCTTCCTCTGTAAATGATCGGAGTGTCGGTACGTGCGACGACGCCGGGCGTGCCGGAGACAATGGCCGCGTAAATGTGATACCAAGTGTTGGCGGCCAGCGTCGGCATTGAGACCGCTGTGTCCGCAGCGAGCACGATCAAAGTGCCGTTCTCGGCATAGCATTGCCCGGACGTGATCGTGATTGACGACGAGCCGTCCCAACGCATCATCATCCCATCAATCACGAGAGATGCCTGCGCGTGCGCTTGTAGCTTACCGAGCGCCTGCAGCACGGTATCAGTCGCCGTGATGGCCGCATTGGTCGCCGTCGATAGCCCGGTGAGCACGCTTGCACGCACGTCTGCGGCGAAGGTTCGCAGCGTCTTGGCGCCGCTGATGTACTGTGCCGTCGTTCCGGTCGAAATGGCAGGCTCCGCGCCGATGCTGGCGGGAGTGACACTGACTGCGCCCGTCGAGCCGTTGACCGACTGCACGGGGGCGGCTGCGGCGGCCTCGGAAGCGGTCGTGTACTGCGGATGCGGATCGGCCTCGGCTACGTGCGCGGCAACAGCGGCGGCAGCGGTTCCGGTCGGGTCTGCACCCACTTGGGCGGGCGTGTAATCCCCCGACTCCGGGACGACGTTCCCCGTTCTCCCGTTGAAGCTGGTCACAGCTCCGGCAGTCGGAGACAGCAACTCTTGCCAGTTTGCGAGCGTACTTGCTGGCTCGGCGGTCAGGATGTAGGTCGTGTCGTTGTCCGTTCGGACTGCAACGTCACCCTGCTGCGCCGTGAGCGCGAGCATGGCCGACTCATCTGAGACGACGAACGTCTCCGTGATCGCCAGCGCCGGGAGCTGTCCGCCGTCCAGCTTGCCTGAGCCGTCCAGAGTCGCCAGTCCGTTCGGCTGCCCCTTCTGCAACTCAATGCGCGCGTCGGCGCGGGCGTCCGTGTAGTAGAAGTTGGTCGCCCCCTCCGGCAGATCGTCCGTGGTCGCTGCTTCCGTACCCTCTACCCTGCCCTTGGCGTCTCGTGTAATCTTGACCAGAGACGATCCAACGCCTGTGTCGGCTAAGTCGGCAAGTGAGATAGTAGGATCACCAGAAGCTCCCGTTCCATTAGCTACATCTATTTGGCCAGCTGTGCCCGTGATGGTAATGTCGTGCATTTCGTCAACACGACCAAATTGGTCTGTATCAAAAGCCTTAAGTACACCACCAACACCGGGAGTTACGTCTGCCAATCCTAGCACAGGATTCCCAAGTGCGCCGTCAGCATTATCTATAGTGAGTTCCCCAGCATCTACTCCCAACTGACGGCTTACCCATGTGTGATCAGCCTCGTTAGAGTCGTAGACCTTCACCATGAAGCCTGTGGTAGTGAGACTGTCTAGCTGCTCCAATCCTGCCGCAACCCTCTGCCACTCCCTCCATGTGCGCCAATACGGCTGTCCATCATTAGGAACATCAGGTATGCCGACAACGCTAGGGTCAATCTTAGTGGCGATAGTAGTACCGCTCAGCCCAGACACTTGGCCGCTACCTGTCACATCTCCTGTCAGGTTGATGGTGAAATCATTGGCCTGAAAATCCAACGTACCATTGTCAGGATTGAAGGTAACGGATAGCCCGTACTCGTAGTTGTTGGACACCATGTCCGCGACCACAAGTCTGACATGCTCATCAGTAGCATTTTCTCCCGAAGCATCAGATGAAGAAAGGCTGTCAATGGCGGCCCTGATTTCCTTCAGGATTTTGTTTAGGTGCTGTCTTTCAACATCCCTGTTGACAGCATTCTTTACATTCCACTCCATGTATTACCTTCTAATAGGGATGACAGGTAGTTGTCTCTGTACTACCATTTCCTGTGGTGCTGGTGGGATGATGGGAGGACTTTGCGGCTGAGTCCTCCTTCTCTGCAATAGAGCCCTTACGTTAACAGCCGACTGGCTTGGCTGTAGCCAAGGATATCGTGCGTCTAGCACAGGAGTTACAGGACGCTGGGTGCCTACCGTCGTTGTTCCATCAGGCACGGCGGGCGCGGGGCCTGAAGGCCGTGCTGGCATATTATAGGCCCCACCGGGATTGCCGTTGTTTGGGATAACTGGCAAAGCAGCCTGAGCATTTGCCTGCATGTTGATGATACCATTCAGGATATCTTGCGTACTAACTGCCATTATTGCTTGTACTCCTTCGGCATACCTTTCTTGTCTAACACTACACCAATCTTATTCAATTCTGGTTCCAGTTCTAGCAACATCTGGACAGCAGCCTTGCCCTTTTCTCTTCTAGCATTCTTCTCTCTACTATCACTAAAGCTAGAAGAACTATCAATATAACCAATAAGAGACTTCAGCTTGATTATAGGTGTTCCTTCGCCTGCTACTAGTCTGTCAACATACTTGTCCTGCTCGTTAGAGTAGCCGGCTTCTTCCAGAGTAGGACCGATCTGATCCTCTGGATATCCCCAGTCTCTCAAGGACTTGACATTCTTGTAGTCCTCCTGCTGTCTCTTCAGCTCATCGTAGCGGAACCTCATAGCCGCATCCATTACCTTTTCCTTGGTAAGGTCTACGCTATTCACCAAGTCTCGATTGAATCTTCCTGCTATTTCTCCGGCTTGTTCTTTAGATTTAGAAGAGTAGTCCTTGATAACACGAACAGGGTCTAGCTTTTCAAATCTAGCTCCTGTCAAGTTCAGGAAGTCCGCGATTTGTTTTGGCTGCACATTAGCGCCAGTAAACTTGTTAATAGCACTGGCCACTTTAGTAGGACCAAGACCTCCCTTGACCATACCTTCAGCGGAGAACTGAGTTCTCTGGGCTCTCAAGGCACCGGGCAAGAAGCTGTCAAACACGTTCATGACTCTGTTTACTGCATTCGCGCCAGCACCGTATTTCTCTCCAATCTCTGCGATCTGTGGAAATATACGGGTTATATCTGACTCAGGAGCTGTAGAGTCTGTGACAGACTTATACAAGTCAAGAACCCAACGTGGCGCTACATACATATCCGTGTAAGCATAGCTAGCCAAATTCTTTGCGAACGTTTCTGGGCTGTCAGCATACACCGCTGCTCTCAGGATATCAGTGAACGGTCCGTTAGGGTCCATACGCTGGGAGATAGGCAAGTAGTAAGGGAATCCGTTTTCGTCGTATCCCATTACAATAACGTCCTGATCCCTGTTGAACTCAGACAGTAGCCTTCTCTTGGATTCCTTTTCCTCATCATCTTCCGACAAGGCCATCGCATACTGGGCACCCAGTCCTAGCGCAGTCAACAGAGGAGCGAATCTTATTGCTCCTACCAAAGGCATGCCTACGGTGGCAATACTGTGCCCAAGAAGTCTCCTGTAAGCAGCCGCATACATAATGTTGGCGGCTTCTGTCTTTCCTTGGGCTTTCAGTTCATCTCCTCGTCCTATGTCCTTCCACGCCTGAGCATATCCGGAATACCTAGTACGGAATACTTCGTAGAAGTACGGCGCGAATTGAGAAGCACCATATCTTTCTACGGCCTTGATAGCGTCAGGAACGCGCTCCGGACTTAAGTTAGTATAGCTTGTGTCGTCTCCTGCTTCTCTGGCAATTTCTTCGTTAGACTTCTTAACGCCTGCCGCCTCGTACATTCTAGTTAGCGTATCCTTGCGGTCATGGTAGTTGGCAATCTTCGCCCAGTTGTCTAGAATGGCGTAGGTAGCAACTACGGAGTTTCTGACTGTCCTGCTTCCTACGGTTGTTCCTATAGCTGCTCCTACAGCAGCACCAGCAGGCCCAGCAGCTATAGCTCCTAGCCCAGCACCTGTAGAGACCGCTGACACAAATATAGCAGCTCTAATCTTGCTATCCGCCTCTCTAGGATCAAGAGTACCGTCTAGGTACTGCTGCATCTTACCGCCTAGGATGTTCTGGATTTCTCCAACGTCAGCAGCTTCGATGTTCAAGTAACGAATAGCTTCTTCCAGTAAATCGGTAGAAGTGCTCCGGGCTGTACCTCTCACGTAGTCTAACGCTGTAGACAATCCTTTCTGTGCGGCCTTGAAGTTGAAGTTACCAGCACCAATTAGGGTAAGAGGTGAGCCTATAGCATTACCAACCCAGTTGAATGGATTACCGATAACGGTGCTCATCTTTGCGTATCTATTCGCGGTACCAAGGGTCGCAGGAATTCCTTCCTTCGCAACTTTACCTAGGAACGGTAATAGACCCTTGTCCCAAGACTCTCTCCATGTGTAGAATGTGCTTAGAGCTTCGTTCAAATTACTAAACACTTTAGGATGTACAAAGTAGCCGTCCAGCTGACCCCAAGGAGTCCCTTCTACAGGAACCCATTTGTCTCTTCCTTTGAATTGTCCTCTTCTACTAAACTCTTCTGGGGACATAACAAGAGTTCCATCATGCTCTCTTAGAAGTTCCGCCATTACCTGAGTACGCGCCTTCAACGCAGCTTGAGCCGATAGGGTAGACAGGATGATACCCGGAGAAGCTTCTATTTCCCCTAGCATCTTGCGTAGGGCAACAGGAATGTGTTCTCTCTTCTTCAGAGTACCGGGGTCTTTGGCTAGCCCAGCCAGTTCCTTCACATAACGACTGCCTGTTTCGGACAATCCCATCAAGGACTTCGCTGCGTCTTCCGCCATCTGATCCAGCTGGGCCGGGGTGTAGCTATCCCTGACTTGGGCTAGTGTATTGATGAGAGCTTCTCTCTTGGCTAGCTGAGGATCAGGATCGTTCCTGTCATATTGAAGGCGGTTTAGCTTTCCTCCATGCCTTTCGTACATAGAGGCTAGTCGGTCCATAGTCATGTCTTCCAGCACGTCATTGGAAGGAATCTCCAAATCCTTGCGCAGGAAGTCAATACCCTTACGAACAGCCTCTACGTCCTGACGCACCTTATCACTCTTGATAGAATCAAGAGCCTTGCCAAGGTTGCTGCGGTAGTTAGCCCAACGAGTTTCAGCCCACTTACGGCCAATGCCTTGCTGGAATGCGGCGTAGGAGCGAGTCAAGTAAGTGTCTAGGTTAGCCATCAGGGTAGACACAGACTTACGTTCCTCTGTAGACAAAGGACGACCTGTTCCCATGATGTTATCCAACACTTCAATAGTACCATCCGTGATTCTAGCACGAGCTTCAGATACCACACCGGCTAGGTTAGGTAGCTTGGCTTGAAGAGCTGTCATGTCATTTGTGGACAGGGCATCCAGCACCATCTGGTTTACTTCAGGCGTCAGAACTCTGCTTCCTGTATCTTCCTTGAGGGCTCTGGTAAACCTAGTCTCCAAGTCTTCGGCAGCCTTAATATCGGCCACACGTTCCTGACGACCGTGAGCAACAATACGCTTTACTTGTTCTCTTACAGACAAGCGCGCACGAGGTACAGCCTGAGGAGCAGGCGAAGGCGTAGGCACTGTCGTTCCTGCCATATTCAAAGAAGTAGATTGTACGGGCGCGCGCTCCGGTCTTCCTACGAACGGAGTAGTATCAAGAAGTTGTTCTGCTTGCAGCCCAACGTCCTCGCCTATCGTAGACTCAAATGGCAGTGCTTCTCTTTCTTCAGGAGTCATGCGAGAACGGGCTTCTACATTTCTAGCCTCGGCTTCTCCTCTATCAGCAGCATAAATCTTGGTAGCTCTTTTTTCTGCTTCACGCAAAACGTTCCTGCTGCTTCTTAGATTAGACTTGGCTTGAAGCAACCTAGTACCTTGTCTCTGAACATTCCTATCAGAGGTCTGTGTATGGAATCCTCCCTCCACGAACATCAGCTTTTGCTGTTCTGGAGATAGCGTGTTGCCATATTTACCGACAATATTTTTCCATCTCTGGGCAGCTTCTGGGGACAGGCCGTTAACACCAGCTCCTAATTCGAATTCCTTGACAAGCCTATCGACTCTTTGTTTGTCGAACTGCTCCATCTCCAAGATATCTCTTGGAATAAAGTTGGCCTTGTTGGTACCCGGTACAAACCCTTCCAGCTCTTGTATAGCATGCTGCACTTCGTGCAGAATGGTGTTTCTAAGTTCCTCAGGTCTCGTGTTGTAAGTTTCAAGCACAGAAGGAGGAACAGTAATAACACCTTTCAGATAAGCACCGGAAGATTCCGTCATCTTAGGATCGACTTTGACTTTTAGCCTATTGTACAAATCTGGGTATTGACGTTCCAGTTCTGCGTGCTGCATAAACTCGTTGAGAGGAACAGTCTCTCCGTCAACTAAAGCTTGTACCGTAGCCGGGTCTGTAGTTAACTCAGCTTGGCTATCGTCAAATTCGAAACGCTCTAATCCGTCAACTGCTGGTGTGAAAGTACGGCCCTGTCTCTGTGCTGACTGGAAGTCTGTAGCGCCAGCGCCACCAATCATATCTAGGGGCTGCCCTGCTCCACGACCTTGCAGGTCTGTCTCCACAATCTCCTGTCCTACTCTCTGAGCAGCACTGTCAATATCACTTAGGTCAAACTCTAGGCTTCTCCCCAGTCTTTCCCTAGCGAAATTTCTTGCAGAAGAACGAATGTCACGCACAACCCCGCCTAGTCGTCCTAGTGATGTGCCTCTGGCTTTGACAGCCTCGGACACAAAATAAGGGACTAGCTCTAGGTTCTCTAGGTTTGCGTCCGTTCCGGCCGCTGCTGTTGCGGCAGCGACAGCTTTCTGAGCTGTCTTGTTACCTTCATTGGCAGCGCGGCGAATCTTGCCGTTAGCAGCAGCAACACCCTCTGCTCCCATCATATGGGTGTAGATATCAGGACGGCCCTCACGGTTATTGAACTGCCCACCGTGGGTAGCTTCGTGCAAGGCGGCTATAGTAACAGACGCAGCTGATTGAGGGTCTATCCTGTCTAGATAAACATACATTCTGCCATCAGCAATATCATACTGAGCCGCAGCATCAGTAGTCTCTCTACCAATAGACTCAGGTCTGTCTGTAAGAATCAACTTGCCTTGACGAATCAGGTTGGTAACATCGGCTGTCTGATTCGTATTAGCTCTTGACAGAGACTTGACAGCTTGTCTTACCTTGCCCTCATACTCAGCTCTCTGTTCTGGTGTGCGCTCACGGGGCAGCCATGAAGGAACTTTAGATTCCTCTGGCTTCTTGTTGTCTACACTGACAGTAGGACCCGCAGCCATGTTCAGACTACCTGTAGTACGTAGCCTCTCATACTGGGCACGAATATCAGCCTCGTCAGGAACGGACCCTTCCTCGGCTTCAGCTGTTGTCTGAGTACCTAACAGTTCCTCTCGGAACTGCTGCGCAATCTCCTGTGCGGTAGCATCAGGATTCTGCCTTATAAGGCTAGTAATCCTTCTACGCTGCGCGATGGAAGTCCTTCTCTTCTGGGCTCCACTGAGCTGGTTGATAACTCCTTGCACCCTCTTTGTAAGGTCGGATTCCTGTTGTTCCGGAGTAGGAGTTGTAGGCTCCATCGGAGTGCGGTCTGCAAGTTCAGCGATTTCAGCATCAGACAAGTCAGGGTTCTCAGCAATCAGCCTGTCAATAATAGCGTTACGCTGCTTTGTAGTCTGACTCTTCTGAGCGGCGGCTTGTCTCTTGGCCTCAGCTTCCTGTCTCTTACGGACAGCCTCGCGCCTCGCCGCCACCTGATTGGCGGCACGAGCCCTCTGTTCCTGTAGTTGTTGTTCTACGAAATCTACCTGCTCTGGTTCTCTAGCCGTCTGAGCCTGTTCCTCAGGCTGGACTGGCTGATCCTGAGCCGGAGTCTGGAAGCTACGCTGTAGCCTATCCAAAGCTGCCTGAGCGCGGTTTAGGTCCTGCTGTGCGGCTGTTGCAGCACGGAGGGTAGCCGTAGAAGTATCCCCTCCCTCAATGGCGTCCTGTAGCTCTTCTACGCGGCCCTGAGCCGTATCCACGCGACGACGGTAGGATTCCTCAAGCTCAGCCCTGCGCTGGTTTCTGGTGACTGTAGCTGCTTCCTGTCTTCTTTTTACATTATAAGCAGCATCTTCTTCCAGAGCCCTTCGCCTTGCGGCTTCCTGCTCTTCGAATGTAATAGGTACAGAGGTATCTTCAGGAGTGTCAAATAGAGATGGCTGTGTGGGCTCTGGTCTAGCAGCTGGAGCAGGTTGTACCCTTGGCTGCCTAGCCCTCCCCTCGGCTGCGAGGGCGGCGGATGTGGTATCAATTTCCTCCTGAGTCTTGGCCTGCTCAAACTGGGCTTGTGCCTGACCAGCAATAGCTGGCGCACCAAGACCTACAGTGACAATAGAGGCTCTAGCCTCTCGTCCTCTGTTAGCTAGGAACTCAGAGATACTGAATTGGCCTTCCTCGTCTTGAGGCATTGTGGCCTGACCAGCTCTTTGCAATCCTTCGTATGTCTGCTGCCCAGCGAAGGCGGCAGCTGCAATATCCTGCATAGAACCTGTGGCCATTTCCTCCAGAGACTCACCTGTCGCCACTCTAGCTGTTCTAGCCGCAGCAGCTATGGCAGGGTTAGTCATTCTGGCAACCAGACCTGTAGCTATGTCGTCTACTCTCTTTTTAATAAGAGGTCCAATTACTGGCAGTTTAGATAGAACCTTACCGGCAGGAACAACGGCCAGAGCTTCTGGGGCGGCCTGAGTAGAGGCCCATGTCTCCAGCTGCTCCCCCTTAAGGCCCATTTCCAATCCTTGCTCGTAAGCAGCAGCGTAAGCGTCAGCCACAGCAACAGCACCGGCGGGTCCGCCCACCAGTGACAACATTGCTGAAGGATTCTGGAATGCGTCTATCGCGCCGGCACCAATGAAACCACCGATATCGTCACGGCTTTCCATTGTCTGCCTAAGCGCTGAAGCTTCTTCATCGCTCTTAGCGGCTTCCTGTCTGTAAGTATCAGACACTCTTCTAAGAGAAGTAGTAGGAAGAATAGGAATACCAATCCTTTCTTCAAGAGCTTCTACGCTCGATGTGTCAACGCCACTTGAACTTAGACCAGCTTCGGTAAATCTAGCGGCTTGGTCGATTAGCCTAGCCGCTGTTCTTTGTAGACCCGGAACAGCAACATCAGACACGAAGGATTCTATCTCCCCTACGGACTGACGCATCTCGTCCGCCCTTTGCTCCCAGTAAGTAGGACTGTCAGGAACAGTGTCAGCAGGAGTAGAGGTTACATTAGAGAAGTCGGCCGTTGGGGCAGCAACGCGCTCACCTTGAAGGTTGAAGTCTCTTCCTTCATTCAAGGCGTTGTAGATTTCCAGCTGCTCGTCGGTGCTAAGGGCTCTGCCAAGCTGTTGCTCTGCGTCAGCTATAGTACGCTGAGCTTCAGCTTCAACTTGCATAGACCTGCTGTCTTTTCTGTTCAGTCTCTCTTGGTATGATTCTCTAGCTCTCCTAACCCAACTAGGAGTGTTATCAGAATCATTAAGTACGGTTAAGTCAACCATTCATTATTCCGTGTTAAGTTTAACGGGCTGTACAACTCCGTTACCTTTCGCTGTCTTGTTTCTCTTCATACGGCGAAGAAAGTCCACAACGGCTACCTCCAAATCCTTGGAAGTAACCTCCCCGTATCCACGGCCTGCGAACTCCTTCACCACGTCCTGAGCAATCATCTTTAGCTCGTTCTGACTAATAAGAGCGTCTTCACCTTCAGCATACCTAGCCACAACATTTGGGCTTTCTGCCACCAAAGCGTCTCTAAGCTTGACAAGACTCTGACTAGATGAGTTTGGTCTATTAGACCTATTGGACGCAGCTGTTCTGGCCTTAATGTTTTCAAGTTCAGCAGCCTGTTTAGTTGGCAAGAACTGATTCTCAAGGGCTGTTTGTTGAATCTGAAGACCTCTATACTGACCCATAGCAAGGTCTGCTTGTATGCTAGCTTCGGCCTTGCGCTTCTCAAGGTTGATACGATCAATATCCATCTTGTTAGCCAGCCGTTCTTCCAGCAGGTCTCCGGCCTTGGAGCGAATCTGTTCAAACAGTACGCCGTCTTTCTCCGCAAAGGTAGTAGCGGCAGGATCAGGCGTTGTTCTTAGACGAATCTCTGCTCTATTTTCGTCCTCTATCTTTCTGGCTTGCGCTCTCTCTTCCCTTTTCTTGACAAGCTCTTCTTCAAACTTGGTCTTGTTCATATCCATCAAGGATTTGCTTACCCCTTGTAAACCTTCACCTAGACCAATCAGTAATCCATAACTAGCCATTAAACTGCTCCTTGCTGTGGTATTACTGGAGCAGCTACAGGAACCTCAGGGCTAGCAGGAACCCCGCCAGCTGCGGCAGCACTGGCTCCCGGCGGGGGAGCTTTTTGCTCAGCCATAGCTTGCGCTGTAGTGCCAATATAGATTTCTGCCCTGTCCATAATCTCCCTGCTTATTCCATACTGCTCTTGCAGGTAGTCACTAATCTGCTCTACCCATCCACCCGGAGCCAAGAAGATTTGCTTGTCAAGCTGAAGATGTTCTGGCAACATCTCTTCCATCTGAGACGCAAGCTGCATCAAGAACTGACCAATGACCTGTGCGGGGTCTCTGCTCTGCTCTACGGCTTGGGTGATTACATCAATGCCGCCATCGTCGATGAGATTCTGCGCCAGCAGGACGGCGATGTTCAAGTCCCTCTGAAGGTTTTCTTCGTTAGGGGCTTCTTCTCTAGTCATTTCGTCTTGTAGTGCCATGTCAGTTCCTTATCCGAATAGTTTCTTGATGGGCTTGAAGTGAAGGTCTACTCTCTTGTCTATTATACTTTTGCCTCCACCACCAGACCCTTCGGCTTTAGGCTCAGGGGCAAAATTAGGAATAGCTGGCTTAGACGGCACAACTACACCGGGGCTAGTCTGAGTATATTCAGGAGCAAACTGTCGAAGAGTGCTGAACTGTCTGAATTGCTCCAATCCTCTCTGCTTGTTGGCCCTGTTAAGCTGATCGTAATAGTAATTCTGCTCATTTTCAAAAGCAGACAACAGAGCCTCGTATCTGGCGCTTTCTTGGGTCAGCTCTCTTTGAGCTTTCCTGTCGGCCTTGTCTTTCTTTTCCTGCCCCATTCCGGAAAGAGCACTTCCCGCTACGCCAACTACGGCGGCAATCCAAACCTCGCTCATTGCTTACCTCAATTCACCTTTGCCATTTAACTTGTAGAAATGGCTTGCCCAAATCAACCTTCCATTATCCGGGCTATTACCTATCCCGTCAAGAGGAAATCTGGAATGAAATAATGGGGCCTCGAAGATAACACCCCTATTAAACTTGCCTTCTACAAACCCTATCCGTTCCCATTTATCAGGGTCTCGGCTCACCATATCTTCCTTTAGCTGAGCCCATAGATCAGGATAATCCACCATCATTGTAATAGGATCGGGCATCTCGATACGGCCAGTGGGCTTATGTTTGTAGAAAGCTGTGCCGTATTCTTCGTCATGTTCAGATAAGTATACGATAGCTGTGTGTGCTCCGAAATCCCTATCACTGTGGATATACGCTCTTTCGTGACCTACGTTGGTGTTGCGAAAGAACACAGAATTGGGCACAATCACGTTTCCTGTGTGGTACATAAGGGACCTGAGCATTATAGCATGATCCCCTACGAATCCCATCCCAGCGTAGATTCCACTTCCTACCTCGGATGACTCAGGTTTCCATGTCCCAAAACCTGCGGCTAAGGCGGAATCCCTAACGTCTTCCGCGTAATCCGTATAGTGATCTACGATTTGTATCCTACTTTCTAGTTCATGAATCAAAGTAGCTCTCCAGAATGTTCTGCATGTTTTGATTGAAGAAGTTGCTGTAACCAGACACTACGTCAGGAGTGTACAGCTCCGGGTCTTCAAGGGCGTATTGCTGCACAGCCTGAAGCATCCCGAACGAACTCTGTACCGGAAGCATCGCTAGGGAGCCTTGGAAGGTACGATTGAAGTTCTGCTGGTTCAGCCATTCCTCATTTATGATACTCTGCTGAGTCTGCTGCCTTTGGGTATCAATAGCTACGGCTTGCTGTGCCAAAGGAGCAGCCGCTTCTAATGCTGATCTTTCAGCAGCGCCAGCTGCAATAGAACTATTCACACCGCCTCTGGTGGCAGCTAGCTCCAGTCCTCTCTGTCTAGCATTTTGGATATATTCCGAGTTGGGACTCAATAGCTCTTGCAGGCTACTTTGTACCATCTGCGTGCCGCTAGGTAGATTAGCCTGATTAGGGGGCGGAGTAGCTGTAGAGGAGATGTTTTCTTGTAATGTCCTGTAGTAATCTGATAACGCCATGATTGCCTCAGTTTGCTGTAAAGCCAGTTCCTTCTGGCGACGATTGCACTACAAGGACTTGTAGTACATGGCCCGGAACGGGCTTTAATATATCTGTGTTTCGTCCTTCAAATTTCATTTGTATAGAAATGCCTCTGTTCTCTAGGTCTGTGAACTCTGTAACAGGCTTGAAGTCTGAAGACACAAATTTATACGGAGAGCGAAGGTCTATGTATTGAGCTGATGTGTAGTCTTCCAAGAAGGAAGTCTGCATACCATTAGTGCTGACCTGAAGATCAACATTACCTTTTGCCAACCCGTACACCCTAAGTTTCTGGATAGTGTGGTAAGTGATAGGGGTGTCACCGAAGTACCAGTTAAGCTCTAGGAAATGAGGAATGTAATAGCCGTCAAAGGACCATCCTTTTTCTAGTTCATATACCATGAAGGACTTTTCCCCGGTCGGAGGCACCTCGGGGTCAGGTGGGGCATCTTGGCTACTAATTTCTAGATTGAATGGCCCACCATCTTGGTATGCTGTAACCTTTAAGTAGTAATCGCCGGCCATCTCATTGGTTATTAATATACTAGAACTACTCCCTTCAGTACCGGGAAGAACTATGATGTTTTCTGAGTTACATAGCGACCAGTCGCATGAAGCTCCGGTGGCGCTTTCTCTTATAGTGTACTCGCCGGGGGATAAAGTGAATGTCGAGGAAGTTGCGTCTGGCGGAACTGACCCCGAAAAATTGAATATAATAGCCACTATCCGAGTTCCTGTATTTTAAATCCCATTAGCCCCAGCCATAAAAATAATTATGCGTACATATCTGATTTTGTGAGTCTATATATGCAGTCCCATCGACTGTTGTTTCTAGGTAAGACACGGGTACAAGATGCTCTTCTCCCTCACCAGTAACAAAATCGAAGTCACTAAAGTTTCTTATTGCGGGGTAGACATAATCATTAAATGCAAAATAAACGCTCTGTCCGTTTTCTACATTACGTAGCCAAGTCGGCCAGTATTCCTCAGCAGTGATGATTTCTATGCGATTCAGAGCAATCATACCTGCTTGGGAAGAACCGTATGTATAAACCCCGGTGTCTAAGCAAGTTCCACCTCCTTCGTACACAGGTCTATTAACCTGCACAATAGGAGCAACGTGAATCCTTTCTTCTCCTGTATCATCAAGCTGAGAAGAAACGGCGGCTGGTATTAGTGCTGTCATAAAGACATATCCACAGTTAGGTGAACAGTAATAGGAGTTTCTCCGCTCTGATATGGAACCATGAGGTAGTTGTTATACACCCCATTAGGAGGTATTCCTTGTCCATCACCAACTCCATTATAATCGAGACTGCCGGGGAAGGCCCTCCATACATGAAATAGTATGTTGCTATTATTGTCCATGATTACTAAATCCTGTGACCAAGTGGCAGGTATTAGATCATCATTGGCAGTAACGTTGATATCCTCTCCTTCATTAAAAGTCAACAATATTTCAGGCGCAGGACCTACAGGTTCTTCCATGTGTAAATCATACCTCTGGAATGAGAATGTAGGAGCACTCTGACTGCCAGCATTCAGCGTCATGCTTAACACATACCCGTCAGCAAAGCACAATCTGTATTGGTTCTTACTCCTCACAGGCCACGCTACAACCACTTCTTTATTTGAAGTGTACTTACGAAGCAAACGCGGGCGTAACCACGGAGACACATCCTGACTCATAGGAGTACCTAGGTAGTCACCGTACTCAGTAGCCTGAGCCAAGGTGTAGATACCATAAGCATTAGCATACACTGGGAACCCCATGTCTGTAATAGTGTACTCAATGGCACCTAGCTTAGGCACGATGACCTGTGTAGCGAAGTTATCTACTGTCGTACCTGAGATGCCCCAGATAGACTTCTTACAGAAAACACCAAGGATAGTACCGGACAGAGACAGCAAACCTGTCACGCCGTCACCTATGGCCCAAGAGCTGGCTCCCTGAGAACCGTCAAAGTTGTACGGCTCGCCCACCACTGAAATGTCAACACGCCCATCCCCGAACCCCAGAGCCAAATGCTCATGGTGGTGAGCTACGTGGCGAGGGCTGTCCTTTACAGGATCGGGCTGAGTGTAGATTCTGTGGAAGAACTTTCCGTTATAGGCGAAGGCTCTTGACAGACCTGTGGCACCGTACATACCTTCTAGGTTAGGATCACCATAGAAGTTATTAGTGATGATCTGGTAACGAGAACGATTATCCATAACAGCCTGCTGAACGTGTAACCCGTTGTACGACATGCCAATGCCGTCGTTCTGTTCTCGCGGCGCTACCTCACCAATCTGGTTGTCATCATTGACAGGGTAGGCGGAATGAATCGTCCAGTCATCTCCAATATAGGTTTGTGTACCGTCTACGACCTCTAAAGTCGGCAAAAGTTCCATAACTCCAGAAGCATCGGCTGTAGAGAAGTTACCGTCCATTACATACGAGTGAACCAACTCCCCTTTAATAACCTGAGTTTTATCAGGGCTGGCAAAGAAATACTCTACAGAACCTGCGTCGAAATACACGCGCAGCTTGAAGCTGTCAAGTAGCATTCTTAGAACACCATCTCCACTATCAGCAAAGGCAGGCTTAGGAGACAGAATAGGGTAGAACCTGATACCAATACCGTTGTTGATGAAGTCAGGAGCAGAGATTGGGGATACTCCAAACAAGGCAGTTTCACTGCCTATGGTTACCGCCGTGGAAGCTCCTGTCAAGTGTACGTATCTTTTACCATCAGAAATACCTTCCTCTGCTACAGTGAACTGTGTCCGGTCAATTACAATGTCGCTGGTGATAGGAGAGCCCACCATAGTGTAGGCAGAAGGACCCTTCTGGAACATGGCCACTTCAAACCGACCCTGCTGCACCATGTCGAAGAATGCGCTGTAACGAGCAACTGAAGGATCAGCAACACCAATATCCTTGGCTCGGATAATGGCCTCCATATCGGCATCAATAAGAATCTCTACACCAGTTACCACGGCAGTGGCCGGGATGGCGGCACCTAGCCCCTGAAAGTTTTCAGCTACTAGGAAAGTGTAGGAATTGGAAGCTTTGAATTCTCTAGTCTCTGGGGGAACAGGAGCAGCACCTACTGTAATACTGGCAGCATTGGTGACAATCTGCGAGTTATCTGAGAAGGTGATACGGGCTGTGATATCGTAGGTGCCAATATCAAGACCATCGTAGTTAGTAGCATAAGGCGCCACATTAGATGTAGCGATAACAGCACCATCTGCAAGATACTCGACTAGCTTAACCGAGTATCCGGCAGAGGTTTGAGTTGTCACACGTAGGGGAATTTCATCTCCAACAACGTAGTTAGCTCCAGTCGCAGGAGAAGTTAGAGAGCCAGAGTTATCCCACTGGTAGTTCCATACAGCGTTATCGATCAGAACGCCGCTATCGCCATGCGCGTTAGCTGTTGTCCAAGCCCCGAATCGTACATACTGCGCATTGGGCGGTGCGGAGGCTGTAACTGTTGATACGCGCCATGCTTCGTTGTTACCACGGACTAGATTACCAGCGTGATACCCGATTAAACTGTTGTTCTCATCGTACCACATGAGGCGAACTTCGCCTCGGTTCTGAGAAGCATCAGTATCGTTAAGGGCAATATTAAGTGAAGCAGTTACGGACTGGCCCGGTCCCACCGTACCAACAGCATCATTTACCCAGATAAGCTCAATACCGCCTTCGTGTCCTGAGCCAGAACCACCTTCCCACAGAGCAGCGTATTGGCCCATGAACGGACGGGCAGTATCAATAGAAGGAGAAGCCGTACCGCCGATGGGTGTGTACGTCCACCCAGAAAAGTTCCCGGTCTCAAATCCGGGGTTTACTAGTTGGAAATTAGTCGGAGCAGGTACGGCCATTAAATGACAACCTCAATAGTGTTTGTCGCAGGATACTCTACTAGAACAGAATTAGAAGAAGCGCCCGGAGCTGAGACTACGCCTGTAGTTCCATTCCATGTAATATAAGCATCAGCGTAGATATATGCGTTGTCTGGTGTATCTAGATTGTTTACTGTTAGATTGTAATTGTCAGGAGACTGAGAAGACTTCCATCCGTTTACTTGTGACCTAACATTGGTGATAGAAACACTCTGGGACAGTGCGCGAGGACTGCCGCTGGCTCCGCTAATAGGAGTAGGGCCTTGAGTTCCTATTCCTTCTATGTTCTGGTTAATTGACGGCAGGCTGCCATACAAGGAGATGCCGTTCTCGAATAGAACCTTCCATCCTAGGGCTATGAACTTCCATCCGAAGTCGTAAGGACCGGGGTAGTCTTCTCTAAGAACCTGCTCTTCTGTTCTGGCTTCCCAAATAGAAGCTATCTCGTTCTCTACAGGAAACTCTTCGTAGCCATTTGCCACTGTTCCTACTGTTATAGAATCTCTCGTAACAACGGTCCCTTCTGTAGTCCAAGGAGATACCGTAGGAGCATCCAAGAATACAGCTCTGGTGTTGTCAAGAGTGAAGGCGTCTAAAACAGTGGCTGTTCGACCACCAGCTGATAACTCGTCGCCGGGATAAATCTGCGGTGTTGTGCCTTCAAGGCTCATATAAGTTACACCAGCAATGGCATGTAGTCTATCCCTGAACCAATGTAACCCCGCAATAGGTCCCGGCAACGACTCTACTCTGTTTCTAAGAACGTTATTGAACGCCAGAAGATTTTCGTAGTGCTCCTCTGGTGTATCTCCAGCTTCTACTCCTTTTACTACAGCCGTTACCTGCTGTTCCTCTACAAGAGAGCCTTCTCGGTTAGCAAATATAGATTCTCCTACTTCAGGAATAACCTTCTCATTAATGGTAGCTACATAAAGTAGAGCTTCTGCATCATTTTTGGACACAAGAATGCCTAGCAACCCTTCGTTGGTAGCTATCAAATCTCCTACAAGATAAGCTGATGTGTTGCCAACTGTAATTACTAAGTAATCATCTAAGGCGGCCAGCAGACTACCGTCATAACGAGTGAACCCGTCAATCCTCTTTTGACCTTGGAAGTCTACCTGTTCGTAGTTAAGCGTATCTAATACACTTCCTTTAGGCGCTACTATCTTGGCTGTTTGCAGATTAAGACCCTTGTCGAGTCCAATCATGTCGGGCTTTAGGTTGCTCATCAGCAGTAGTTATATTTGCTAACATCCCATTCTACAATGGGCATCAAGTTTCTTTCCGCTCGTTGCCTGTATGTTATTACATGCTCATTGGCATAAGCAAACAGGTCTGGGTCTTTGTCGAATCTAGCTAGGTTGGCTAATGCCTGCCATGCGATCCACTCATGATATTCCGCTGGCAGACCTGTAGGAATGTCCTCGGGGTCTACAAGAGTCTGAGGCATTACGTCGTAAATGAACGACAGCTGGAAGGGCTGCATGGTTTGCCCATAGAACACTAAATCACCTAGATAGTCCTGAGAGAAATAATAAGGGGTAGTGTTAGAGTGGGCATATGTCAATCCATCAACAATGAAATTGTTCCAAGGAACGAAGATCATGTTGTTGTACATCTCTCCCGGTCTCTTAGCCCTGAATGTATTCCAGCGAGGTTCTCTCACTGGGCCGGGACCGAACAATAGCTTGTAACTTCCGGGGTCTGTATACTCAAAAGTGCCGCCTCCCAGCTGCTCTTCGAATAGCTCCCCTATGACAGGAGGATTCAACGAGTCGCTGGAAAACTGCACTTGCCCATAGGCTGTCCCATCCCCCCAGTCTCCCCCTACAAGATCAATACTTTGGACAGTGATTTCCACATTGGACTTTAAACCCTTCCATATTGATCCTACAGGGGGAGTTCCTACAAAGCTTCCATTAGAAAAACGGAAACGAGGGAAGATAGTTGTAACAAATTCACCAGAATTGAATTCCCACTCATTGCGCTTCATCTGAATCATTTTCCATGCTTCAGCGACAAGGCGCTTTACACGAGGGTACAATCTTCTGCCAGCTTCGACCGAAGACCAGTTGGCTAGGGTCAGAGGATTCTGTTCTTTACCAGACTCGTCTAGTACCTTGTTGCACAATTGCAGATAATTCACTGTTAAAGGTTCCTTACTTGTTGTCACCTTCCATCATCATTTCAGATGGATGCAAAGTTTCGCCTGCATTTAGATTGATTAGGCCAGACTCGATAGCTCTGTTGAGTTCGTGCCTGCGGGGCCATCTTCCGAAGATTTCTCTATACGCTCTTCGTGGGCCCATCAATCTTTCAGCGGCAATTTCTCTCTTGCTCTTAAGGTCAGGACCGGGCGTGGAATCCAGCACCTGTAGGGGATATTGAGGAACATTGATGTAGGTAGTCTTTGGCCTACCATCTTCTCCTTCCTCTTGCTTAACTCGTCTTACAACGGCATTACGCAAATTATCCACAATTCTTTTTGGAACATCTACTTCCACTCCGCGAGGAACTGTATACTCCAATCCGTTATCGAACACGTAAACAGGGATGTTCTTGTTGGAGTTTGGGTTCTCGTCGATTCTGATACGACAATAGCCGGGAGCTGGCTTAGTTCCTTTTAGAGAAACCTCAGCAACGGTTCTCTGACTCTTCCTGTTGTTAAGAAGTTCTACTAGGTCTTTTTTATCACTACCCTGTGGGACAGGAATATTCATATGCTTGGCCGCTTCACGTAGCTGGCCAACGGTCATGTCTTCGAACTTCTTGACTGTAATTTGGTCACTCATTTAGGTACCTCCTTTATGGGTACGGGGTAGTCTGAGTAAGACTACAAGATTGAGCGTAGTCCAATCGTTAGGACTACAAGAGGACGGGGCCCGAAGGCCCCGCCTTCATTACTACTTACGCAAGCAGATAATCGTTATCTGTATAACCCTGAATGTAATCAGCGTTTACTTCCTCTTCGCTGATTTCGCCGGGGATCATTGCGCCTAAGAACAGCTCTGTATCGGCAGCAATCGTACCACCTGTGGTAATGCGAATACCTACATACACAGGACCTTCTTCAGCGACAGGTGCAGCCACGATCTGCTCGGTGTAGCCGTCCAGCTGATCCGCAGCCTTGTAGGCAGCGGGCTCCGTAGCAGGGGATGTGAACGTATGCTCAGCATCACCGAACGGACCACGACGACGGACAACAACTGGCTCACCAGCCGAGTCCAGCATCTGGAATCGTCCGATAGACCCAGCAACCGCGCCAGTGTCACCATCAACTAGAAGAGTGACCTTCTTCACATACTGGTTTTCACCAACAGGAAGGAATAGAAGGTCATCGCCAGCTGCCAGCACTGTGCCCGCTGCTAGGAAAATACGACCAGAACGTGTCTCGTCCTTGCCTTCGTACAGACTACGGTTGCGAGTAGCCTTCTTTACCATGTTGCTTTTATATACAGCCATTTTTTCTTTCCTTTAAGAAGGGGAGGGGCACGAAGCTTTCCTCCCCATTACTTAGCTTAGGCGGATGCCGCAGCTTCGATGCGAACCATCCACTCTTCGTGTAGACGGGTTGCAACGTACCAGAACTTCCACGAAGCGAAACCTCTCTGAGCCAGAGGGTCTTCGAACGTAGGAGTTGGGTTCTTCACGATAACCTGTGCCGATCCCATACCGCGTAGGGCAGTCACGCCGTAGGCATCCTGACCGACCACAACAATAGGGTATACGTCAACGTTGGTTCCGTCACGGCTCAGAACGCCTGTGGTGTTTGCAGAACCAGCCCCGAAGAAGATCGGGAAGTCACGGCTTAGAAGAACGCGAATGTCTTGGAACTTACCAATCTCCCATTCGCTGATTAGGCTACCGCTAGCGTACTTCTCACGAACCACGAACTCTGGAAGATCACGGAAGTCGGGCTCTAGGTTAGAGTTACCGAACGCGATGTAACCGGGAGCCACGGGCTCAGTAGCAACGTTAGTCGATGCCTTCAGCATACGAGTAATTGGGCGAGCACCGTTAGCCTTCAGGTAACGCTGCGCTGCTACCAGCTCATCAGCCGAGATTGGGGCCTCGACAGTAGCGCGGGATGTAGCCGCACCAGAGTAGATAACCGCAGTACCACCAACAAGCTCGGCAGCGATGATCGCTTCCTTGACCGCACCAGCCTTTTCGCCCATCAGAGAGGTCATGGTACGTAGTACAGGGTCTTCGTGGGTATCCACGATT